ATTTACAGGTAATATTACAGGTAACGTAACTGGAAATGTGACTGGTTCATCTGGTTCTACTACAGGAAATGCAGCAACAGTAACTAACGGTGTTTATACTACAGATACAGGCACAGTTACAAACACTATGCTTGCAGGATCTATTGCAAATTCCAAGTTGTCTAATTCAAAGGTAACGGTTGGTACAACTGATATTTCTCTTGGATCATCTGCAACAGCAATTGCTGGTATTACAACAATTAACTCAACAACAATTCCTACAAGTAAGACACTTGTTGTAACAACAGATAAGTTATCTGCACTTGCAGCAACATCTTCTGCAGAATTGGCAGGAGTTATTTCAGACGAAACAGGTACTGGAGCACTAGTATTTGCTAACTCTCCAACACTTGTAACTCCAACTCTTGGAACGCCAGCATCTGCAACACTTACAAATGCAACAGGACTCCCAGTATCAACTGGTATTTCTGGTCTTGGAACAGGCATTGCAACAGCACTTGCAGTTAATGCTGGATCTGCTGGAGCACCAGTTATCAATGGTGGAGCACTTGGTACACCTACATCAGGAACACTTACTAATGCTACAGGACTTCCACTTACAACTGGTGTAACTGGAACTCTGCCAATTGCAAATGGTGGTACTGGTGTAACAACATCAACTGGTACAGGAAGTACAGTTCTTTCTGCAAGCCCAACATTTACAGGTACAGTATCAGCAGCAGACCTAACATTATCTGGTAACTTGACTGTTAATGGTACAACAACAACTATTAATTCAACAACATTATCAGTAGATGATAAGAATATTGAAATTGGATCAGTTGATACCCCAACAAATACAACTGCTGATGGCGGTGGTATTACTCTCAAGGGTACATCAGATAAGACATTTAACTGGGTAAATGCTACAAGCGCATGGACCTCATCAGAACATCTAAACCTTGCCACAGGAAAATCTTATTATGCAAATGGTACATTGCTTAAGGATGTAACAGAAACTTTAACAAACAAGACAATTTCAGGTGCAAGCAATACCCTTACAGTTCGTCTCGCAAATGACATTTCTGGATTTGGAACTGGTATTGCAACAGCGTTAGCAATTAATACAGGCTCTGCTGGTGCCCCAGTATTATTTAATGGTGCGTTAGGTACACCTACAAGCGGTACACTTACAAATGCAACAGGTCTTCCACTTACAACAGGTGTAACTGGAACTCTACCAATTGCAAATGGTGGTACAGGTGCAACAACAGCATCAACTGCTGCAGCAGCACTTCTTCCATCACAAACATCTAACTCAGGAAAATATCTTACAACTGATGGATCAGGCACACTTTCTTGGGGTACAGTATCAGGATACTCAGCACCAACACTTGGTTCAACATCAATTGCTTCAGGTTCTACAGTAACAACAGTTGTTGGTTTGACAAAGTTACGGTCTGCAGCATTTACATCACTTGATGCAAATTCATACGAACAAGATTTACAGTTAATGCAATTAATGGGTGCACTTTAATTAATTAAAAGCACTCAACCTTAACTTTATAGTTAAAGAATTAAAACTCCGCATAAAGTGGAGTTTTTTTCTTTGTAAATTTATGATATACTTAAGACTACTTTGGAAAACTCAAAGTACTCTATTAAATCTTAGAAAGGTTTTTAAATGTCAGAAGTTTTTTCGTTTCGTTTATCAGAAGAATTTGTAAATAAATATAATGGAGTTTCAGCACCATTTGGCTTTACGGATGCAGGATCCAACTCTTTAGGAGAAATTACATTTATTCGTACATACTCTCGTGTCAAAGAAGACGGTACAAAAGAACGCTGGCATGAAGTTTGTCGTCGTGTAATTGAGGGTATGTATTCAGTTCAAAAGAACCATGCCAAGGATAACCGTCTACCATGGAATGATAATAAAGCACAGAAGTCTGCACAAGAAGCCTTTCAAAGAATGTTTGAATTAAAGTGGACCCCGCCAGGTCGTGGTCTTTGGGCATTTGGAACACCAATGACAATGGAAAAACGTAACTCAGCATCCCTTCAAAATTGTGCAATGGTTTCTACTCGTGATATTGATCGCAATGATCCAGGTGCACTTTTTGCCTGGGTTATGGATGCACTTATGCTTGGCATTGGTGTTGGATTTGATACCCTTGGACAAGATAAGCAAATGTCTATTTATGCACCATCAGAACCAGTTTCTATTTATGAGATTCCTGACACTCGTGAAGGCTGGGTAGAATCAGTTCGTCTTTTGATTAATTCATTTCTTCGTCAAAATCAACCTATTCAAGAATTTAACTATGATCTTATCCGTCCACTAGGAGCACCTATTAAAGGCTTTGGAGGGGTAGCAAGCGGTCCAGCACCACTTATTGATCTACACACACGCATTAGAAATGTAATTGGCTCTAGAGCAGGAGAAGTTCTTGATAGTCGTGCAATTGTAGATATTGTAAATCTTATTGGAACATGTGTAGTTTCAGGAAATGTTCGTCGTTCCGCTACTCTTGCACTTGGAACACCAGAGGATGATGGGTTTATTAATCTTAAGAATCCAGATGTATTTCCAGAAAGAAACTCATATGATCCAGAAAAACCAGGCTGGGCATGGATGTCAAATAACTCTATATCAGCAAATGTTGGAACAAAGTATGAAGACTATGTAGATTTAATTGCAGATAATGGAGAGCCAGGATTTATTTGGCTGGATGTTGCTCGTAATTATGGTCGCCTTGCAGATGCTCCTGATTATAAGGACACTCGCATTATGGGCTTCAATCCTTGTGCGGAGCAGCCATTAGAGTCATACGAACTTTGTACTCTTGTAGAAGTGCACTTAAACCGTCATGAATCTAAGGAGGACTTCCTCAAGACATTGAAGTTTGCATATCTTTATGGTAAGACTGTAACCCTTATGCCAACTCATTGGCAACAAACAAACGGCATTATGCAAAGAAACCGTCGTATTGGTACATCACTTACTGGGATTGCATCATTTGCTGATAATAATGGACTTCCAGCATTACGTGAGTGGATGGATCAAGGCTATGAGAAAATTCGTCATTATGACCATAAATATTCTGAATGGCTATGTGTTCGTGAATCAGTTCGTGTAACAACTGTTAAGCCTTCAGGATCAGTGTCATTGCTTTCAGGAGCAACTCCAGGAGTTCACTGGGGTCCAGGAGGAGAATTCTATCTTCGTGCCATTCGTTTTGGAGATCAAGATCCAATGCTTCATTTATTTAAAGCAGCGGGGTATAAAATTGAAAAAGATCTTGTATCAGCAAATACTCAAGTAGTATATTTCCCAGTAGCATCTGGACACAAACGTGCAGAAAAGCAAGTAAGCCTATTTGAAAAGATTGGTTTGGCAGCAACTGCTCAAAAATATTGGTCAGATAATGGTGTTTCTGTAACTCTTTCATTTGATAAAGAAGAAGAAACAAAATTTATTGCTCCAGCACTTAATATGTATGAAGGACAGTTAAAGGCTGTTTCATTTTTGCCAATGGGAAATAAAACATATCCACAGCAACCATATACAGAAATAACAAGAGAAGAATATAATTCATATGTTGGAACAATTGGTAAAATTGATTGGTCTGCTATTTATGATGGAGTAGAAAATCTTGAAGCAGAAGGTGAAGCATACTGTTCAACTGATGCTTGTGAGATTAAACTATATTAGTCTCTAGCCTGCTATAATTAGGTTAGGAGAAAAATGTCTAATCCATCTAACTTATATGCAGAAAAGATTTACTCAGAGCACCCAACGGTACTTTGGGCACTTGATGACCAAGTAGATTATATTAGTTTAATAAATGATGTAGATCGTGAACTTTTTTCTGGTTGGACAATAACTAATGGATCAGCATCAAATGGAACTAGTATTTTAGATGAGCCATTCCAGGCAAGTCCAACTACAATTTTAGAAGGTATTATTCCAACAAGTCTAACCAATACTATAACTTGCATCAGTCCAGATATTATTAATTTTTCAGATCTTGAACAGTCGCTTGGAACATTTTGTTTTGGATCTTATTTTTATTCAAATAGTACATACCTATCTTCAATTGAAATTGGCTATGAATATACAGATACAACAACATCAGTTACTGTTCAAAAATTAAAAAAGTTTGATACATCTCTATATCAAAATTGGGCTTTTATTTCAGAAACATTTGATATTCCAAATGAAAACACAAACTTAAGATTAGTTATTAAAGTTACAATGCTTGAAGGTGGAGAATTTTCTTCTGATTATCAAATTTATTTTAATGGCTTAAGTCTTGGACAATGGTCTGAAGAATTTAATAGTCAATCTTTAGGTGTTACTGCAACCACATTTCCAGAACAGATAAATATTACTACTGACAATCTTGTTATAAGTGCACCAGCATATGGAATGTCATCTAATGAAGGATACTATATTGTTAATGAAAACTATCTTCTTGCAAAAAATACTAGCATACCTTTGGTTTTTGGTGCATCAAATGTTACACAATTAAAAGCAAATCCAAATCAAAGCCCATCACTTCTTATTCCTGGAAAAGGTTTTTTAAATGAATCAGGAAGATATAAAGACTATACTGTAGAATTTTGGACAAAAATTAATTCAAATACTTACAATGCAAAAAGAATATTTGGTCCAATATCAAGTGCAGATGGTTTATATGTAGAGGCTGGATTTTTAACTTTAGTAATTGGTAAAACATTTCAATCATATTTTGTTGGTGAGTGGATTAGACCAATGCTCATTGATATTCGAATAACTAAAAACTTAGCAAGTGTATTATTGAATGGTGAAGAGATTATTTCTTTTACAATTGATAGTTCAGTTATAGATTTACCACCTATTCTAGACTTGCTAAATGGAAAAGAAAATGATTGGTTAGGGTTTTATGCATATGAGGATGTAACACCAATTGAAGTTGATTGTATTGCAATATACCCATATCAGGTTCCAACTATAGTTGCAAAACGTAGATGGGTTTATGGTCAAGGAGTTACGTCTCCAGAAGAAATCAATTCTTCATATGGTGGTGTTTCTGCATTTATTGACTACCCACTTGCAGGATATGCTTCAAATTATAGTTATCCAAATCTTGCAAGTTGGCAACAAGGAACTTTTGATAATCTTACAACAACAAATACCTCTTTGACAACTCCTCAATATAAACTTCCAGAAATATTTTTGGGAACAAAAACACTTCAAAATTTATATGATGATTGCAAAGTCATTCAATCAGGAACAAATAAGTTTATTACTTTTAGACCTAATGGATCCTGGGATGGACTAAACACATATATAAACTTTCCAAGATTTAATATACTTGCAGATCAAATTCATTCAATTTATGGTGTTTTTGAAATTAATGAAGAGGACATTTCACAACAAATACTATTTAAAATTTATAATACACTTACAGGAAATTTTTTTAGTATAAGAAAAGATGGCTCAAATATTGATTACTATTTAACCTATAATGGTATTGAAGAAGAATTTTATTCTGTTAGTTCATTTCCAGTTGGAGAACCAATAGCATTTGGAGTTCAAATTCAAACATTGATTGATTCATTTGGTGGAAATGTTGCAGCATTTTTTGGTAATCAAAATGGTCTAAAGTTTTATGTAGGAGGAGATGAAACAGGAAATTTAACATTTACTGGAAAAATTTATTCTGTTGGACTTTCAACATCTTTAAATGCTTTAGATATTGCATCACATTTTAATGATGATGGTATTGCAATACTTGAAGATGGTCAAGAATTAATTGATCACACCGCAAGTTATACTTTATTGCCAACAGAAGACTACGGTCAGTTTTATTTAGATATTGGAGTTTCTGGATATTGGGAAGACTATATGCCATTATCATATTTTGCAAAATATGTAGAAAATGATATTGGAAATCAATATTATGATTTAGATTTTTTGCAGTTTAATATTGGGTATCCAGCACCAACTAAACTATTAGAAGTAGAGACAACTACATCATGGACTTATGAACAACTTAAAAACTCATATAAAACTCCAATTCAAAAAACATATTCATCACTAGATAACTCACTTTACTCTGGATGGAATAATTACCAAGATATGTCTCAAAGGGCTTTAAAATATTTTAAATACGATACTGAAAATGCATCAATTAAAAGTTATATAACATTTCAATATATTTCAGATGGAGCAAATGCAACACAAGACAGTTTTTCTACAATTGTTTTGCCAGAAAAAAATGCAATTATTGATATGGATGAATACCCAAATTGGTTATCAACTAAGTTTCAAGTAGTAGATAATACATTAATATATCCAACAAATAGCGTTGACTTTAATGAACTTGCTATTGTTTATCATCTTGACTTTAATGTAAGAAGCATATTAACAAAACCAATATTGTTAAGAAAGTTAGAGGTAGCATCTCAAGCCTTTAATAATAACTCATTTAATCCGATTGGAACTAGATTTGGCGTAGATATTTTTCCATATAAACGTTCTGGATATTACTATGATTATAAATCAAAAAATCCATTTAGTATTTATAAAGGAAGTACGCCATATCTTTATTTAAATAAAAATTCTGGGATACAAGTACGTGGTGATTTTGATCCACTAATTAATCGTGGAATATCTATGCCAATAAATAAAACTAATGCAGGAAATTATCGTGTTAGTGCAATGCAGTTATGGTTAAAATATGAAGATAGGCTTTTTAGTAATACAGAGGTAGAACTTTTTGAAATTAATTATAAATCAGATATTATTAAATTTTATATAGTTGCTAATTCTGAAAATGGTACAAGAGGAAAAATATATGCTAAAAATCAAAGCAATAATTCTTATTTTGAAGGTTTGTCTTATTATATAAATGGTACATTGGTTCGTGAGCCAGTTATAAGTTTAAATGATTGGACTGCACTTGGTATTATATTTAATAATGCAATTATGTTTGACTCATATATTGGCTCTATAAATATGACTGGTCCAGCAACATTTAATAATATAGCGTATTATCAGGCTAATAATCTTAAGCAAGTTCAAAGCACCATTAATAGATCTTGGTTTAAGGTTGAAAACGGAGATGTAACAAACTACGACTGGCAATATTGGGCTAATAACTTTACATGGGAAGGTGTTTTGGTCATATCTTCAACAGAACTCTATGGAGTAAATATTTCAGATATTTATAAAACATACCTTGGAACTAATAAGATTATCATTGATGATGGAGAAGGAATGACATTAGATCCAGATAAATTAAAGGTATATAGCAACTCAATTTGGTCCACTACCGTTGCTACACCTGTATAGCATGATATACTTATGGTATGGACATGAATAATAATCCGCTAATTAACCGTAAAACTGGTAAGCCTATTGTAGGAAATGTACGTCGTAAGGTCATTGATAAGAACTATGACTGGGGACTTTATGTTTATAAGAAGTCAAACGGAAAATGGTTTACAGATGGTAATGGATCTGTACTTAACATCCCCTCAATGAAAGGTGATGTATCACAAATTGCAAAATTAAAACAGGCAGCAATGGGAAATGGCGATCCAGGTGATGGAGAAGCAGTTTTTGTTCCTGGTCTTACAAGAATTTCTGAGGAAGAACACTCAGAGCAAATGGATAGACTAAAAGAAGGTCTTATACCATCAATGAATGATCTTGGTGCATGGAAGGCAGCACAAGATACACTTAGCACATATGGAAGAGATGCTTACGAAAATGGCTGATGAAGAATATGAATATGTTGTTCCTGCAAGTTTAAATACTCAGGAAAAAGAAGAAAATATATTTAAAAGACAAGATCCATTTATTCGTTCATGGGATGAATTAAAATCTCTTAATAATTTAGATGTTAACTTTAAAAGAAAAACAACAAGAACAGAAAAAGCATATGGTGGGGACTATACCTCTTTTTCAAATGTTGATACAAAAAATGCAATGCGTCCATATGATGCAGCCACAATGGATGAATATCTTACTGGTGCAAAAGCAAGTCCAACGGGACAAGATGGAGCAGAGTCAAAACAATTAAATCCTGGAACTGTTTATAGAAATGGTTATGGAATTTTTGACGTTATAACTCCACCATACAATCTTTATGAATTAGCAAATTTTTACGATACATCTTTTGCTAACCATGCTGCTATTGATGCAAAGGTGGAAAATGTTGTTGGTCTAGGATATGACTTTAATGTAAATGACAGCACAATGTTACGTATGGAAATGAATGATGATGCAGAGGCTGTAGATCGTGCTCGTAAGCGAATTGAAAGAATGAAACTTCAAATGCGTGATTGGCTTGAATCATTAAATGATGATGATAGTTTTACAAAAACAATGGAAAAAGTTTACACGGATGTTCAAGCAACGGGAAATGGCTACCTTGAAATTGGTCGAACAGTAAATGGAGATATTGGTTACGTTGGTCACATTCCATCTACAACCCTTCGTGTTCGTAGATTAAAGGATGGGTTTGTTCAAATTATTGGTCAGAAGTTAGTTTACTTCCGTAATTTTGGAGCAACAAATCTAAATCCACTGACTGCTGACCCTCGTCCAAATGAGATTATCCATATTAAAGAATATTCACCACTTAATACATATTATGGAGTTCCAGATATTGTGGCTGCCCTACCATCACTAATTGGTGATCAGTTGGCATCACAGTACAATATCGATTATTTTGAAAATAAAGCGGTACCAAGATATATTATTATGTTGAAGGGTGCAAAACTATCACCAGATGCAGAAGATAAGATGTTCCGATTCTTACAAACAGGGCTAAAGGCTCAATCTCATAGAACACTATATTTACCACTTCCTGGAGACCAAGACCATAATAAGGTTGAGTTTGAAATGAAGGCTATTGAGAATGGTATTCAAGAAGGATCATTTAAAGAGTATCGCAAGCAAAATCGTGACGATATTTTTATTGCTCATCAGATGCCTATCTCAAAAATTGGTGGTTCTGACTCAGGCTCACTTGCTGGTGCTTTATCACAAGATAGAACATTCAAAGAACAAGTTTCTCGTCCAGAACAAAGAAATCTAGAAAAAACTATCAATAAGGTTATTAAAGAAAAAACAGATGTACTTGAATTTAAGTTTAATGAACTTACACTTACAGATGAAATTGCACAATCTCAAATTCTTGAAAGATATGTTAAGAACCAAATTATGCTTCCAAATGAGGCTCGTGAACTTCTTAATCTTCCACAGGCACAACATGGAGATCAACCTCTTCAGTTAACTGCCAGGGCAGCAGCAGATGCAAATGCTAATAATAAAAAGACTAGGACTCGTGATGGTGAAAGAGCAAATAACCAATCTGACGGGGCAGCAACAGTCTCTGGAAGAAATGCAAAGGGTCAAGGTAGATCATCTCAATAATTGAGAAAACCTTGAAAACATTTGATATAATAGAGTTGATATGAGTATCAATAAAGCACACTGGACAACTGAAGGCAACAATCTAAGATTTTCTATGCCAATTGGCAAGGTAGATCAAGAACGTCGCCTTGTATCAGGATTTGCAACACTAGATAATATTGATAAGCAGGGCGACATTGTAGATACACAGGCAAGCCTTGAGGCTTTTAAAAAGTTTCGTGGTAATTTGCGTGAAATGCATCAACCAACAGCAGTAGGCAAAGTAGTATCTTTTAAAGAGGATAAGTATTTTGATCCATCAACAAAGAAATTTTATAATGGAGTTTTTGTTTCAGCATATGTTTCAAAGGGTGCACAAGATACTTGGGAAAAGGTTCTTGATGGAACACTAACTGGTTTTTCAATTGGTGGAAATATTACAAAGTCTGATGATGAATTTAATGTAGAAATTGATAAGGCTATTCGTGTTATTAAAGAATATGAATTATTTGAGTTATCTCTTGTAGATAGTCCAGCAAACCAATTTGCTAATGTTATTTCAATTGAAAAAGTTAATGGGGAAAATGTTATGGGTGGATATTTATCAAAAGCAGTAGTTGACAATGTTTACTGGTGTAATTCAGATGACATCGTAAGAGTGTCTCCAGAGTCACAAGAAGACTGCCCTACATGTAGCAAGACAATGAAAAATATTGGTTTCGTAGAAAACGATGATGAAAATATAGAAACAATAAAGTTCTTAGTTGATAGTGCAAAAGGCATTAGAACAATTAAGATGACAAAGGAGGCAAATCCAATGACAGATGAAACAACAACAGTTGTTGAAGATGTTGTAACTGAAGAAGTTACACCAGAAGCACCAACAGAAGAAATTACAAATGTTGAGGTTGCTCCAGAGACAGAAGCAGAAGTAGAAAAGAAGGATATCAATGAGGCTGTAGATAGCCAAGATATTATTGGTGAAACACCAAATAATCCTTCAGATGCAGATGCTAAACCAGAAATCCATACAGTAGAAAAGTCTGACGATGAAGCAGTTGCCACTGCTGTTGCAGACATTAAGGATTCTCTAACTAATGCCTTTGGCGACCTAACAGCAACCGTAAAATCAATTAGCGATCAGGTTGCTCAACTATCAAAGTCTCTTGCAGATGTAAATGGAAATTTAGCAACAGTCAACAATAAAGTTGAAACTGTAGCAAATGAAGTTGCAAATGTTCAAGGTAACTTTAATGAGTTTGGAAAGCGAGTAGATAAAGTTGAGGCTGACACTGCTTTCCGCAAGTCTGGCGATCTTGGCGAGATCGTGCAGGAGTTGGCAGAAATGTCTACTCATAAATCCCTATGGGGCGGTAGTTTCCTCAAATCAACCGACCTATTCAAACGATAATAATCACTAGGAGGTGAACAATATGTCGGAAACAACAAATACAGAAATCGTAAAGAACTATCCAGGTTCTGGTGGCTCAGGCGCTGAACTAAACGGTCAGGGTTCTTTCGCATCAGGAGATACTTCAGGTAGCGGAGCAGTTCCTACTCGTGGTGGTGCAATGGGAAATATCCCAACACCAATCACAGGAGTTACATCTGGACCAAACGCAGTACATCCAACAGGAACCCCTGGTGGTATTCTATTGCCTGAACAGGCTCGTCGCTTCATTGATTACGTGTGGGATGCAACTGTCCTCGCTCAAGATGGACGTAGAGTTACAATGCGTGCAAACACAATGGAACTTGATAAGGTTAACGTCGGTGAGCGTGTAATTCGTGCTGCTGCTCAAGCATCATACAACTACACAAACGTCGGTGCAACTTTTACTAAGGTTGAACTTACTACCAAGAAGATTCGTCTTGACTGGGAAGTAGCAACAGAAGCACTTGAAGATAATATTGAAGGAGGTGCGTTGGAAGATCATCTAGTTCGCTTGATGACTAACGCATTTGCAAACGATATTGAAGACCTTGCTATTAATGGCGATGGTTCAACAGGTGACTTCCTTTCAATCATGAATGGTTTTATCAAAAAGGCTAAGGCTGATGGTTCAGGAGCACACGAATCAATAGTTACAGTAACAGATAACGCATGGAACACAAATGTAATGCAGGATATTATCCTTGCAATGCCACGTAAGTACCGTGCACTTAAGAATAATCTTAAGTTTTATGCTGGTACAGATGCATTCCAGGGTATTGTAAAGTACAATGGAACACTTGCAGATGCAATTGCTGAAGCATTTTCTTCAGTTCCTGCTGGTACAGCGCAGAACCGTCAGGCATACCTTGATGGTACAGGACAGACATTCGGTGGAGCACGTACAACTCGTGTTCTAGGAATTGATGTTCAGGAAGTTCCTTACTACCCTGCAGGATATGTCGATTTGACATTCCCACAGAACCGTATCTGGGGATTCCAGCGTGATATCACTGTAAACCGTGAATACCGTCCAAAGAAGGACACAATCGAATACACAGTATTCGTTCGTTTTGGTATTCAGTGGGAAGAACTTGATGCAGTTGCTTTCGCAGACGCTGCAGCAGATGAATAATATAAGTCTATAACCAAATAGGGGGAGGGCGGTGAAATATCCTCCCTCCCCTTAATTTAGTTTTAGGAGTTTTATGTCATATCCAGGTACAGATGCAAATAATCCATTAAATGGAGAGGGAGCATTTGTTGTAGTAGGTGCAATAGTAATGGGTCCATCAGGACCTATGACACAGCAGTATCTTGGACAAAATGGTGTGGCAATTTTAGGGGAAACGTCTGGAGCAAACGCAGTTAATCCATCTGGAGATCCAAGTGGAATTAGGCTTGCAACACAAGGTAGGTTTAGATCTAGTCGTAAAAAGTAATTATGATATAATTTAACAAGGAGGAATTATGTTTGAAAATAAAAATGAAAATGCACCAGTTGTTGAGACTCCAGTAGTTGAGGCAATTGTAGAAGCACCAGTATTAGAAGAGCCAAAGGTTGAAGCACCTGTTGTAGAAGCACCAGTTGTAGAAGCACCAAAGGTTGAAGAGTCAGTATCTAAGTTTGAAGATAATTCAGCAGAAGATATTGCAATTTATACACTACGTAGTTTGACACTTCCAGGCGGATCTACAATTCCAAAAGGATATAGTTTTGTTAGCAAAAATCGTTATGAAAAAATTGCAAATCATAAGGCTGTTCGTTTAGCAAACAAAGACGAAATTAAGACATACCTTAAGTAAGTGTAATTCCTTTACTCTGGTATAATGAACTAGGAGGAATTAATATGTCACTTTATGATGTTTTAAACAAAAAGACAGTTTTAGAACTTCGTTCTTATTGTGAAGACAATGGAATAAGTTTAGAAAGTAATGTAAAAAAAGCACAGATTATTGCTATATTAGAAAAATATTCAAATGAAAGTGGTCTTGCTAAAAAAGTTCAAGAACAAGCAAAGTCTGAAGAAGAAATTAAAAATCCTGAAAATGTAATTAATGCAATATCTAAAAAACAAGAACCAGTTCAAGTTATTGAAACAAAAAAAATAAAAAAGAATAAAAATGATGTTGCTGTACACTCTACAAGAAATTTATCTTGGACTGGAGTTGGGGTATTAGAATTGGGGTACAATATAGTATCTAAGGAGGCATCCGAAAAGTGGATAACTCATAAGGCAGTTCGTATAGCAACTCCTGATGAGGTAGCAAGACACTACGGTACCAAATAATGCAAATTTTAAGACTCCCACCATATCCTTTATCAGTTACATACTCCGTACCAGATGCCAATGAGCAATATATTTTTACAATTGAAAATGCTCCAAAAACAATTGAGGCTCAAGTTGTCTTAACATCTAATGCAGATGCAAAAGTTGTATATGAACTTACTGGAGATTTTGTTAAATATGATCATAACTATGCAGTATTAATTTATGATACTCCAGATGGAACAATATATGGAGATGTTGTAGTTGAAGATGTTCTTAATATTATGAAGCCATATGTTGATCCAAATACTTTAGGAACAACAGCAACAGAGATTGCAGAATACAAAGAATATGAACAACTTGCCAGAGGTCTTGTTGATTCAATGGTTGGACCAAAAGGTTTTATTTTTGAAAAAACAGTTATGGAAGTTGTTGGAGAAGGAACAGACTATATGCCTCTTTGGGATATAGGGTATAAAATTATTAAGGTTTATGAAAATGGTGAATTGGTATATGATGTTGATGCTGATACTCCAGAAATTGGTGGTTTTACATACGGTATTACACAGGACCGTTCTGCAATTTATAAAGAACCAGTTCCAAGAATAAATAATTTTAATCGTGCTGAAAAACGTCCAAGACAGTTACCAAGAGCATTTTCAGATTCATATCGTGCATCTATTCCTATTGACAGTTCTCATACCGTGCTTTATGATCAACCAGTTATGTTTCCTGAAGGCACAGATTATATTTTTATTTATGAGGCAGGATACAAAGTTATTCCGCATGATGTTCAAGATGCAGTTCGTCGTTTAGTTGAAGATATTAAATGTGGAAACCTTGACTATGCAAAAAAATATGTTGTTGGATATCAAACAGATCAATTTAATATTAAATTTGATACTTCATTATTTGCTGGAACTGGCAATGGCTTTGTGGATAAGATTCTACAAAAATATATTGTTTCAGTTTATAAGCCAAGGGCAATCTAATGGAGATGGGCTGCGATACCCCAGATTTTATGTATCCAATGAAGGCAGATATCTACTACCCATTGGTCACACAAAATAAATATGGTCAACCAGAAAAATCTTGGGTATATGATAGAACTATAAGCCTTAATGCTTCTTTTGTTGGAAGGCAAAGTGGTGAAGATATTAAGCCAGAAATGATTTTAAAAAATGGTAATAAGTTAATCGGAAGACTAAAAAGTGATCCAAGAATATCATCTCAAGAATCAAACAATGCAACAAATAATATTTTAATTAGTAATATTAGAGATGCTTCAGATAATTTAATTTATAGAGAAACTTCTGGACCAAGATCTGGAAGAGGAACAATATATGAGATTGCAACATTAGATCCATTCTTTGGACCATTTAGGGCAATTGAATATTATAAAATTCTTTTGCGTAGATCTGAAAATCAAGAGGCTTATAGTTAATGATTGTTAAAACTAATACACTATCTTTTGAAAAAACAATGAATAATATTATTGAATACTCATATGGTTTTTTAGAAGGTGTACAAAATGGAAAGAAAATATTTTTAAAACATCTTGGTGATGAAACCATGAAAGCAATGTATCAATATATAGATGTAAATGCAAGAATGAATCCAAAAGCATTACATCACATTTATGAGTGGTATCAAGTTGGAAGTCCAAATGCAAGACTATATGATTTAAATTATACTGTTAGTAATTTAGGTTTATCATTTACATCTCAATTTAAAAAATCAAGAAGTGTATCTAATGGATCATCAACACCATTTATTAATAAGGCTTCAATTATGGAAAATGGAGAAGCAGTAACAATTTCTCCAAAAAACTCAGTACTTGTTTTTGATATTGATGGTCAAACAATTTTTACTAAAAAAGAAGTATTAGTTAGAGATCCTGGAGGACCACAAGTTCAAGGATCTTTTGAAAAAATATTTGATGAGTTTATGTTAAAATATTTTAAGCAGTCATTTTTACGTTCATCTGGACTTTATGAATATATCAATAATCCAATAATGTATAAAAAAGATTTTGCTGCGGGATCTAAGGGTGGAAAACCAGTAGGTATGACTACTGGATTTAAATGGATTGCAAACGCAAGGATTGGTGTAGAATAAGACTATGGCAAATACAATGCAACTTGCACTACCACCACTTTTTATTAATGGATATATTCGTCAACAATTAATTGATTTTGGATTGGTTCCAAATAATCCAGACTTTACCCCAATCATGCCAGTTCAACCTGGAGATATATCGATGTACTATGATGATCTTAAAGCAAGGTCTGGGGAGTCATATCCATTATTTGTTCAATATGATAGATTAATTAGATTTAGACCAAATCATTTTTATAGAACTAAGCGTGAGCAAATCCTATATACGCTTAACTGTGGAAATTTTGATAAAAAAGAAATGGCTTCAAGGGTTATTATTGAGGCTTTAGATAGAGAAGATGCAACAGCCCAAGATATTAACCTATGGGTATCAAATAATTCCCTTTATGATGGAACCACAGAAATCCCTAAAAATGTATTTTTTCATAATTTCAAGGTATATCAGGTGGATCAATCTAGAGACCTAGTAGAACTGTCATCAGTTAAGGATAATTACTGGGATAAGATTATTATTGAGTATGATTATCATACTACTGACTCATATTATAACTAAAAAGACTGTTATAATTAAGGTTGAGGAAACAAACGCCAAAAAAACTTAATATCAATTCTTTAAGAAAGAGGTGAATAAATGGCATATACTCGTGGTAATTCAACTAACATTATCGTTGGTGCAGCAGCCCTTTTTATCGCAGATACTACTCTTGATAACGCTTCATTAGAATCATTCGGTGCTAATAAGTCATTCAAGGATACTCTTGCTGATTCAATGGACTACACTAACGCAGGTTACACCATGAACGGTCTTGAACTACAGTTCCAACCAGACTTCGGTGAAGTTAAGGTTGACCAGATTCTTGACGTTGCTAAACTTTATAAGCAGGGTATGAAGGTTAACCTTGCAACAACATTTGCTGAAGCAACACTTGAGAATCTTCTTTTGTCTCTTGCATATTCTTCAAGCAAGTTGTCAGGCACAAAGAGCACTTCAGCAGGACAGGTTCTTGACCTTTCTGCAGGTGACATCGGAGAATGTCCAGTTGAACGAGGAATCGTTGCAGTTGGACCAGGAACAGGCGACTGTGCAGACTCTGCATATGTAGAGCGTGTTTACACAGCATACCGTGCATTGTCAATTGACAACGTAACAGTATCAGCAAAGCGTGATGCTCCATCAGAGTTCGCCGTATCATTCCGTTTGCTTCCAGAAGATACTTCTGGTTCATATGGAAAGATCGTTGACCGTACTTGGACACCAGCATAATAATTTAATAAATTATACAACTGACCCATTACCCAAAAGGTAGTGGGTTTTGTTGTTTTATGCTACAATTAAAGATAATGGCAACTTATATTTATCAATCAAAAAATATTACACTTTTGGACGGTAAAGAAATAGAAATAACTCCACTTAAAATAAAATACTTAAGAGAGTTTATGGAAGTATTTGAAGGTGTAAAAAATGCAAAAGACGATGATGAATCAATCTCAGTCTTAGCAAAATGTGTGCAAGTTTGTATGAAGCAGTTTTACCCCAAGATATCTAAACAACTTTCAGATATTGAAGATAATATAGACCTACCAACAATTTATGAAGTTGTTGACATTGCTGCTGGAATTAAAATAAATAAAAAATCTGAAGAGCCAGTAAAAGAACAAGCCACATCTGGTGGTCAATCATGGTCTGAATTAGATTTAGCAAAATTAGAAGCAGAAGTATTTTTAATTGGTATTTGGAAAGATTATCAAGAATTAGAAATGTCATTATCTATGCCAGAATTAATTGCAACTCTTGGATCACGTAGAGAGTTAGAATATGAAGAAAAAAAATTTTTAGCAGCAATTCAAGGTATTGATTTAGAAGCACAAAATGGCAAGGGTCAAGATGAGTGGGAATCAATGAAAGCAAGAGTATTCAGTGGTGGCGCAACAAGCGATTCCAATGATGTTTTATCATTACAAGGACAAAATGCTAGAAAAGCAGGTTTTGGAATTGGCATGGGTCTTGATTATGAAAATTTAACTTAATAGCGTTTTCATGCTATAATTAACTAAGCCTAATAGGAGGAAAATATAATGGCAACAACAGTGCATGAGGGGTCAGAACTGACACTTATGGATGGTTCAAAGATCAAGGTTCGTCCCTTGAAGATTTCTTTGCTTCGTCCATTTATGAAGAAGTTTGAGCAGGTAGCAACTGTAGCAGAAGATAATGAGAAGTCAATGGCACTTCTTATCGAATGTGTACAGATTGCAATGGAGCAGTATAAGCCAGAACTTGCCTCAGACGTAGCAAAACTTGAAGATATCTTAGATCTTCCTACTGTTTACAATATTATTGAAGCAGCATCTGGAGTAAAACTCTCTGATGCAAATGCTTTGTTGAATACAGTACTTGCAAATAATTAAATAGGAAGAAGGTGTAGTTGGTGAGCGATGTTAATGCTAATATTGGCATAAATATAAATGCTGCCCCTGCATTAGCGGAACTAAAGAATTTACAACGCCAACTCGCCAACTTTCATTCTCAAGTAGCAAAAGGTAGTGCAGCATCTGCTGCTGCCCAAAAAGGTTTACAAACTAACCTTTTAAATGCAATCAACGCAACTGGTAAATTCCAGGCTCAGATGGGTCTTGTAAGAACATCCACTGAGTCATTTACCCATGCTCTTGAAAATAATAAACTTTCAATGAATCAATACTTCAGATATGCTGGAGGAGCAACAAAGACATTTGGAAAATTATTTAAGAGTGAATTTGACACAATTGGCAAAGTAGCAGAAGAACGTGTCAAGAAGATGCAAACCCAGTATATTAAAATGGGTCGTGATGCCAATGGTGCAACCAAGGCAATGGCTGTTACACCACTTTCATTAAATATGAAAGATGCAGCAACACAAACAGCATTAGCATCACAAAAACAAGCAATATTTAATCAATTAATTAGACAAGGTTCAACGAATCTTTTAAACTTTGGTAAGAATACTCAATGGGCTGGTCGTCAGTTGATGGTTGGTTTCTCTGTTCCATTAGCATACTTTGGCTCAATGGCAGCAAAAACATTTATGGATCTTGAAGCACAGGCTGTTAGATTTAAACGTGTTTATGGAGATATGTTTACAACAACTGAACAAACTAATAAGGCTCTTGGAGATATTCAAAACCTTGCTAAAGAATTTACTAGATACGGTGTAGCAGTTGCAGATACAATGAAAATGGCTGCTGATGCAGCAGCAACAGGTAAAATGGGTGCAGACCTTACTGCTCAAGTTGCACAAGCAACAAGGCTTGCAGTTCTTGGTGGTGTAGATCAACAGCAAGCATTAGAAACAACTATTTCTTTAACAAATGCATTTGGTATTTCTGCACAAGATTTAAAGAAAAACATTGACTTTCTTAACGCAGTTGAAAACCAAACTGTAACATCTATTGAAGATTTGACTGTTGCCGTTCCTAAAGCAGGACCAGTAATCCAACAACTTGGTGGCAATGTACAAGATTTAGCATTCTTCTTAACAGCAATGAAGGAAGGTGGAATTAATGCATCAGAAGGTGCAAATGCTATCAAATCTGGTCTTGCAGCATTAATCAATCCAACTAAAAAAGCATCAGATATGCTTGCAGGATTTGGTATTAATGTTAAAGCAATTGTCGAAGGAGATAAGGGCAACCTTAAGAAAACAGTTATTGATTTTGCAACTGCATTAAATCAACTAGATCCACTTAATCGTGCCAGAGCAATTGAACAAATGTTTGGCAAATTCCAGTTTGCTCGTCTTTCAACATTATTTCAAAATATTACTAAAGATGGAAGTCAGGCAAATCGTGTTCTTGACTTAACTGGAAAATCAGTAGAAGAACTTGCAATTTTATCTGAACGAGAAATGAAAACAGTAGAAGATGCTGTAGGTACAAACTTTAGAGCATCTGTTGAAAAATTAAAACTTGCTATTGCACCAATTGGTAAAACATTTTTACAAGCAGTTACACCAATAGTTAAAGTGGTTGGAAATCTTTTTGATAAATTTAATAATCTTAGTGATGGAACAAAGAAATTTCTTGTTGTAGCAACTACACTTGTTGGAGTAGTTGGACCAGTATTGCTAATGACATTTGGCTTACTTGCAAATGGAGTTGCAAATATTGTAAAATTATTTTTAGCCCTTCGTGTTGGATTCTTAAAGATGACTGGAGATTCAAAAAATCTTGGAGCAACAACTAGTTATTTAACACAACAACAACTTGAAGCAGAAACAGTAGCAGCATCTCTTAACCAAGCACATACAAAACTTACACAACAATTTGAACTAGAAACATCAGCAGTTGCAGCATTACGTACTGCATATATTGAAGCAACTCTTGCTGCTGCAGCATTTGCTAAAGCAAACCCAGGAATGATGGGTGGAAAAATACCAAAGAAGTTTGCTACAGGAACTAAAAAAGTTCCAGGGTATGCGAGTGGAACAGATACAGTACCAGCAATGCTTACACCTGGAGAAGCAGTTATTCCAGCAGATGTTGCACAAAACCCACAAAATAAACCATTTATTCAAGCACTCATTGATGGATCAGTAAAAAGATATTCAATCGGAACAGCAAATGCTGGAGAACAATATTCACATGTTGGAAAGTCTAAGTATCTTGGTATTGATAAACTTTTAAGCCAGGTTGGTATAAGCGAATTAGACAAACAAAAACTTACAGTTTATAGAGATATTTTAAGAGCAAATGGTTTACCAGAAGAAATTAGCACAAGACATAACTTGGCTTATTCTTTTGCTGGAGAAGATAATCGTCGTATGGCTGGACGAGGATTACCACTAGAAGAATGGCAACAAAAATGGATGAAGGGTGGTGCAAGAAAATGGATTTCTTCTAATATTCCAGCATCACAAGCACAAATTGTAGATGATGCAATTTTGCAAAAAGTTTCAGCAATGAAGGTTGCTACAGTCAATGATGACATAATTGAAAAAGCATTTAATGAATTACCTGCAGAAATTCAAAAAACACCAACATATCAAAAAATGAAAAACCTTTATAATAAGGTTGGAGAGTATACAATTGGTAAAGGTCTTGGAGATACACCAACAACAACCAAGGCTGTACTTGATCAGGCTAAGGCTCAAGGTTTAATTAAAGATTATGAAATTAGAGAAAGACTTAGTGAGTCTAAGGGCAAAGTAGTAAATTCTGGAATCACAATTACTACAAAAGATGGCACAAAGGTAGAACTAGGAAGAGGTTCCTCTGGTCAAAGAAATCCAATTAAGGATACACAGTCAACTCGTCGTGGAGATAAAACAGTTGCTGTTGGTCTTGGAGAGACAGTTGTTGATCCAACAACTGGTAAAATAACAAAAACAACTTTAGACAATACAGTTCCAAAACCAGCAAATGTTAAAAGTTCAACTGGAAGTACAAAAGATTCTAGACTTATAAGAATTCCACAAAGAGCATTTATTGTTCCAGGAGCAGCAACTGGAATAGATGAAAATGGTAATCCATTAGGTGTAACTGGTGGAGTTAAAAATATTCCATTTTCAAATGCTGCAGAGCAAACTAGAATAAGTCAAAATACAATAAAGCAAGCACAGGCAATTGAAGAAAGCACAAAGGCTACTGCTGAAGCAACTAAAACAACAAAGACCATGAGTGAAAAGATAAACGGTGCATCTGGAGCCTTTGCTGGACTTACAATTCTTGGATCATTTTTAGGTGGTCAAATTGGAGATGTTGCAAGAAAACTTGTTCCGTTTGCTATTGGCATTCAAGTTGTTTCACAATTAATGCCAGCACTTAAGGGTGGGTTTGGAAAATTATTATTAGCAATTGAGGCTAATCCATATATTGCTGCTGCTGCAGCAATTGCAGGTCTTGCATTAATGTGGAAGCATCTTGATGATAAAGCAAGAGCAATGGCTGAAGCACAATCAAATTACATTGATCAAATTTCTGCAACAACTGAAAAAATGAAACAGGTTGGACAACTTACTGGAAAAGTAGGTGCATCTGAAATTATGGCAAAGCGTCGTGAAGGCGGTACTGCTAATACATATACAACAGGATATGATCGTGCTGGTCAACAGTTTGGAACTAACTTTTTATCATCTGATGTAGGTAAGGGAATTTATAATACATTTAAAACAAATGTTGCAAAGGGCGGTGGTGATGCAGTAAAACAAGTTGCACTTGAACTTTCCGCATATGTATCAGATGGATTAATGACTGCAGAAGATGCAAATTCAGTAGCAAGATCAATTGGCATAAATATGTCAGATATGACAATTGCTGCAAACATTAAGGGACAACTTAGAGAAGTTCTTGGTCCAGATGGACAAGACCTTGCAACAAATCCACTGCTTGTAAGAGTTAAAATAATTAAAGAACAAACAAATACTTTTGCAGATATTCAAAAGGCTTATCAAAATACACCATTTGATACATCCACAAAACAATCAAAAGAACTTGCTGCATCGCTTGCTGCATCTGGAACTCAATCATTAGAACTTATTCAAGCACAAAGAGATGCACAAGCAAAACTATATGATGACCAGATCCATGGACTTCAAACACAACTTGCTGCTACAACTGATAAAAAGAAACAAGTTGAAATAGAACAACAAATTAAAGATTTAAAAACAAAGCAAGCGTCTGATGATTCTAAAATTGCTGCACAAAGAAAAAAAGCAATTGATGATCAACTTAAGGCTTTTGGAGGGATTAGAGGAAGAGAAAGAGGAACATTTGATAGACCAGATCAAGCAGCATATTTCGCATCTCTTAATCAACAGATAAAAAATAAATATAAAAATGACCCTCTTGCATCAGTATTTTTAGATACAGCAAAAAAAACAAAAAGCCTAGACCTTGAAATAGCAATTAAAACTATGGTTGGTGCTGGAGATCTTGCTCCTAATACTGCAACAAAACTTATTAATATGTTTGGCAAGGAGGGGGAGGCAAAACTTCAAACTCTTCTTACAACAACTTTTGCAACTCAAGACCCAGGCAAGATGGCAGAACTTATTAATCTTGCTACAAATATAAATGGCAAGGGTGGTAAAGAAATTGGTCTTAAATTATTAACTGAAATTGGTGCAAAGGGACAAGAAGGCAAGTTTGATGATAGATTAAATGCTCTTACATTACTGCAACAAATGGATGGTAAAGAAATAAATCTTGCACTATTTTTAAAGGGTGATGGATTAGCCAAAATAGATAAACTTGTACCATTGCTTAATAAAGTTGAAAAATTAAAAACAATTGATAAAAAGATTTTAATAGATTTGCAAAAAGATCCAGAAATGCCAAGTTTGCAGGGACTTATTGATGACTGGGAAAGATATAAGAATCTTCCAGCAGATATTCAAAAGACTGTAACTCAAACTTACATATCTGTATATAAAACAATTACAGATGAAAATGCTGCATCTATGGCAAAAGCAGAAGCAGAAAAACGTGGACTTAGAGGAAAGGGAGCAGCAGCATTTATTAAACAATATGGCAACAAGGATGCTCTTTCTGCTTTATTAACTAGAGAACAATTTGCCCCTGGAAAAACACCAAGCACACCACCAAAGGGTCCTGTAGATACAAGTAATGCAGGTAATAGAGACACAACATTAGACAATATTCTTAATCGTTTAAAGATGGTTAGAGATGCTGCTATCAATGCTCAAGGCGGAATAAATGAATTAAACAGAATAACTGCTGGTAAAGGAATTGAAAAATTTAGTGGAGTTATTAATCAGTTGATGTCAGGTAAAGATTTAACTGGTAATAACAGAGGATTTATTTCATTCATGGAATCAATGGATGAAGCAACTCGTAAGACCTATATGACAGTTAAAAATGGTCAAGTTATTTTAACTGAAGCAGGTAAAAATTTAGCAGAAGCATTTAATGAGCAAACCCTTGGTGATTTTAATACAGCACAAATAGATACAATAACACAGGTAAAAGCACAACAAGCAGCATTCATTAAACTAAAGGCTGCAGGAGTAGATAGTGCAACAGCACTTAATATGGTGGCAGATGCAGAACTTGCAATTGCAATTAATTCAAGTGTTGAGCCAGCAAATAAATTAAAGGATATGGCAAATGCAGCAAAGACTGCAAAGGATGCTGTAGATAATCTTAATTTAGCATTTAAGCAAACAATGCAAACATCTGTACAAGAACTTGAAATGTTAAAGAAACTTCCTGGTCTTGTTGATGATATGAAGGCACTTGGATTTAATGCAGATCAGGTGCAAGCGGTTTTAAGTAATCCTGATTTTGCAAGAGAAATGTTAAACAATCTAAAAGATGGAAAAATAGTTTCACAAGATCTAGTTGATTACATTAATTCAATTCCAACACGCAAGCAAATTGAAATTGATATTGCAATGAAAACCCCTGAAGGAATGCAAGGATTATTTGATAAGGCTATGGGTAATGCTCAAGAATACTTTAATACATTAGAGGCAGCAATTCAACTTAAGTTTAAGCAACCAATGAAGGATGCTCAAGTAGAAGTTGATAAGGCTAAAAAGGCTGTTGAAGAAGCACAGGCAAGCATTAATGGAATTCAAGGAACTATTGATACAAAACAACGTAATATTGAAATTAATATTACTAGAAAAATTGAAGAGTATCAAGCACAAATTGATTCACTTCAAGAACAAATTAAGGCTCAATTTGATAAGCCAATTGCAGTACTATCAGATGAATCCAATAAACTTTCTCATGATTTAAGTTTGATGGATCATGCAGCAGGTGCAATTAATGATAGATATGATACACAGGCAAAGGCTCTTACAGAAATTGCAAGTATTAATTCAGAAATTGCAGCCCAGCAAAAACAACAATTAACATTAGCAGATGCATTAACTTCTGGAGATATTTCCGCTGCAGCAGCAGCAGCCCAAGATATGAGAGCAATAGAGGCTGCAAATCAACTTAATAAATCACAAGGAACATTACAAGCAGCAAGAGATTTAGAAATTGCAAATCTTAGAAATGCAGCGGGACAAACAAGAGCACAAATTGAAGAACGTCAATATCAAATTGGTGAACAAACTTATGCTCTTGAACAACAAAGAAAAGTTATTGAAGACCAAATTGCTGCAATTCAAGAAACAAAAATTGCACCACTTGATGCACAAAAAGTTATTGCTGAAAGAGAAATTCGTGATCTTCAAGATCAAATTTATGGTATTGAACAAGGTGCATTAAAAACAGCACAAAGCAATCTTGATACAAAACAAAAAGCACTTGACAAACTTCAAGAAGAATTAACAAAAGAACTTGATGCAATTGATGCACAAAGAGATAGATGGCTTCAAGCACAAAGTGCAATTGATATGGCTAAAGTTAGCAGTGATGCCTTTGGCAAAAGCATGGAATATAGCGAAGGGTTAGTTTCTAAACTAGTTGCTGCTTGGAATAGTTTAAGCAGTAAAACTATAACTTTAACTACAAATACAATTAATACAGTTACAACAGTAACCGCACCCACAACTACAACAACTAAACCTACAACAACTCCAACTGGTACAGTAAATACAACTACTCTTACAGGTATTGCAAAAGCAAGTGCAACACCAGCACTAACTACAACGGCATCTGGCACAGTAAATACAACTACGTTAGCAGGAATTTTAAAAGCATCTGGAATGTCAACTGGTGGATTTGTTAGAGGTACAGGCGCAGGGGATAGCGTTCCAACAATGTTAACCCCTGGTGAGTTTGTAATGAATAAATTTGGAGCAAAAGCATTTGGTCCAATGCTTGCACAGATGAATGCATCTCAGTATCCATCTATGATGAGTCCATCAAACCTAAGTTCTCCTACATATCAAACTGTACAATCAACCATTGTTTCACCAACAAATATGTCAAGTTCAAGTTCTGTAAACAATAACAGTTCTTCAGTGTATAATTATAATGTAGGAATAACAGTTGGCGGATCTAATTCAAACCCTGATGATATTGCAAAGGCAGTAATGACTCAGATCCAATATATTGATTCCCAAAGAATTAAAGGACAGAGGGCATAATGGCTACAGCAGCCTATTTAACGGGTAGAAAAAGATATCAGAGACCTCAAGGCGTATTATGGTCAGAAAACCCTGGAACGCTTGTAGATGGCTTATACGTGCCTACTGGGTATGAGGTAGGGGCAAATACTGGAGCAGAAACAGATGAATCTTTATTTAATCAATTTATGATTTTATCAGACCATAATCGTAGCGATATGCAATTTAATCCACAAAGAATTGAGCAGCGCCAAAGAACAATTAATGGTCGTATGAGGTCATATCATATTGCAGATAAGTTATCTATGTCTGTATCTTGGAATATGCTTCCATCTAGATCATATTATACCGTTTCAAATTTTGATGAATCTGGAGTCTCACCAAATAAAAATCAAACTGGAGAGTTTACAACTGACGGTGGTGCAGGTGGAGTTCAGTTATTGGATTGGTATGAAAAGCATAAAGGATCTTTTTGGATGTTTTTATCATATGATAAGTATAATAATTTTGGAACTGATCCAGCAGCATTTGGACATCTTCAACAATACAACCAAATTATGGAAGTTTACATTGCAGACTTTAACTATGGAGTAGTTAAACGTGGTGGAAGTAATTTTGACCTTTGGAATATTTCGGTAACGCTGGAAGAGGTTTAAAGTGTTTGTTAATGAAACATTAAAGACACATTTAGAAACATCTTCAACTATTCAACTACAGTCATTAGTTTTGGCTGAATGGAATATGAATATGCCAGATAATATTTTTAAAATTGGAAATTATAGATATCGACCACTTGGATCTAATGTACAGTATAGAAACCTTCCAATAGTTTTTGATCCACAAGATAGCGGAAATTATTACACTGGAGCAACAAATTCAGATGTTGTTATTGATGGAGGGTACGATAACAATGATGTACCACAATCTTTTACATTAATAAAAGACAAAATGAAAATGATCTACTCACTAGAAGATTGTTTAAAACCATTTAGACCAAGATCTGGAATCAACAAACCACTTTATTTTAACAATAGATATTTTCCAAACTCTGGTGCATCAATGGCAGAAAGACCAAGATACTATATGCCATCAAGATATGATCAGTTTAAATATTGGACTTCATACAGAACTGAAGATAATATTGAACATGGAATTTCTAACAATATATCTAATTCACTTTACTATATAGACGATGCAGTTCCATTTGTTGTATATAAAGAAAAAATACCAACAAATAGAATTATTATTAAAATGCAAACAAATGTTGGCTCAGTAGATCTTGGACCATTTGCAACTGCAACATCATCTATTGCAGATCCTTTTTATGGAGATTTAAATAAAACAACTCCAGTTAGATGGAAAGTTCAATATTTAAAAAATAATAATTGGATTGATGCATATTCATTTAATGAAAATTCACTTCGTGATGATGGAACTCCTATAGTTAAAAGTGATGGATATGTTGAGTTAGAATATGGTTTAATTATTCCAGATGAGTACAAGGCTGGTTTTGTATTTTCAGAAACACTAAACTCAACAACGTTATTGCCAGAAGTTTCTTTAAATGGTTATGCATACTTAATAATTGAAAATGATAATGAGATTGGAACTTTTTATATTTGGAATGGATCTACATCTCAGTATGATAGTTTTATTCCAACCTATGGATGGAAACTTGGGTCAGAAGTTATAAATAGTCAAAGTAATTTTGTTACTGACCTAACAAGTCCAGTTTCTTTTATTAGTCAAAATGATAACAATATATCATATAGAGAATTTGAGTATATTCGTGGAATAAGAATTGTTGTTGAAACCATGAATAAGTTTGACTCATCTTTTGATCTTATTGAAATGTCTCCAAGACTTGTAGTGGATATATCTGAAAAAGTTATTGATTTTAAAATTACAAAGGCTTTATCTGATATAGGTGTGACATCTTTACCTGTTGGACAATTACTTGCTTCTACTGGACAAATAAATATTTTTGATGATGATTCTGCATTCAATCATAATAATACAAATAGCATAGTAAGTAGTTATTTAAGAAAAAATATTAAGTTTAATTTTTATGAATCAATATTAAATGTTGATGGAGATAATTATTCTATTCCAATAAAAACTTTATACTCTGAAGGATTTCCATTAGGAACTGGCGCAACAGTATCACTTAGCCTAAGAGATATGTATTTCTTTCTTGAGTCTATGCCAGCCCCAAGACTTTTAACAACAAACACATCTTTAAGTTATGCAATAACAACTTTATTAGATTATATTGGATTTAGCAATTATACTTTTAAAAGAATTGCTGGAGAGTCAGAACCAAATATTCCATTTTTCTTTATTGCTCCAGATCAAAATGTAGCACAAGTATTAAACCAATTAGCAGTGTCAACACAGACAGCGATGTTTTTTGATGAATATAACAACTTTGTTGTTATGAGTAAAGATTATATGATGCCAACAGAAAATCAAAGAGCAACAGATTTTATATTATCTGGATCTAATAATCAAATAGATTCTGGAGTTGTTGAAAATGCAAGTTCTGGAAATTTACCAAACATTATTTCTATTGCTTCAGAAGATAAAAAAATTTATAATGATGGAAAAATTAACTATACAACAAGATATATTCAAAGATCTTATGGAAGCATAAGGCAGTCAACAATGGTTGATCAAGATAAAACATGGATTTATAAGCCAGCATTGTTATGGGAAGTATCAGGAACAGAAACAACAAAAACAATTAATGAACTTGCATCAAAGCAGGGCAGTTATGTATTAGGAGCAATGCCACTTAATTCAAACCTAGTAGATCAAGCACCAACAGTAGTAAATCATGCTGTTACTAACAATATAATTGATCTTGGAGAAAATATTTATTGGCTTACAAGATACAAAGGTTATCTCTACTCAAATGGAGAAATTATTAAATACGATGCAGCACAGTTTAATATAACTGGCGTTGGAAATGTTTGGATTTCTGACAATCAAGAATATCAAAAATATTTTGCATCCCTTCCATTTAATGGAAAAATATATCCAACTGGACTATTAAGAATATACTCAACTCCATACTATGAAACAGTTAATGGGGTTGCACGTTTGCAAAATGGTGTTGTAGAGTCACACGGACGTGCACAATTTGGAACAAGTATTACACAGCATGGATCTGGAATAAACTCATACTGGTTTAATAATGACAATGTTCGTGGATGTAATATGGAAACACAATATTTATTTACTACAAAACTTGATGCAGATATTGTTTTACCATCAACTACCATGGGTCCAGCGGGAATAAATAATTCTCTAGCAAGACAAACCACACGAAATGGCATTATTAAAAACTTTATGGCAACAGATTATTTAACAGAAACAGATGTTAATAGTTTAAAAACAACACAAACTGGAACAATACAATCATCTGCTTTAGTTATGAATGGTCCATCATTTAAAACAACTGATGTACCATTAAACTTTGTAACATATGTAAATAAATCTTTAGATAATTCATATAAACATTTTGGAACAAGAATGAGAATTGTTGGTAAGATTGAAAACAATACAAGTAGAACTCAAACACCTACTGGCAGTATTCCATATTATCAAATTAATGGAAGTCAAACAAATCAAAATGTTAATATTGGTGGTGGATCTGGGGGTCTTGCAGTTTTGCTTAATCCAGAAACAAATAATGGATACTACTTTGAAATAGTTGCACTTACAGAAGACAATATTAATTCATATCTTAAATTAGATAAACAAGGCAATTCAACAATTTCAGTTAATAATATTTTATTTTATAAAATTAAAAAAGATTCATCTTCTGATAAAGCAATTCCAGTAAAACTTTGGGGAGGATTATCAAACATCTTAGTAGATGATGGAAGATTTACTGGTCAATATAGAATGTCTGGAGAAGATAATCCAACAGTTTATGATTTATCTGTTGAGTATCAAGACATTGGAAAAATAAGAAGATTTTATTTATATATTAATAATAAACTTATTAAAGTTATAGATGATTCTGATCCTCTTCCAGTTTATAATAATATGGCTCCATTTGTTCGTGGATCATCCAAAGTTATGTTTGAAAATATTTATGCATTAGCAGAAAATTATTCACAAAACACAGTATTTACTGTTGGAGAAACATTGGCTAAAGCATTTGGAGATAGTAGTGTTGATGCAAGTGAATCATTTAGAAAATATGCTATGAGCGGTGTAGTTCAATCAACATACTTATCTGGAATTAGTGCACAGCAACCTCCTAAATATAATATGTATTTTGAAGAATTTGGATCTATTATGCGTGAGTGTGCATATTTTGACATTAAATATGATCGTGCATATCCAGCATTATATGCACAACTATCTCCAACGTTTAATAGAATTAAAGGATATACAACATCTGGATTTCAGGCTGATTCTTATGGAGCAGAGTTTTTAATATTTAATGCAACAGATAAAGCGTTAAGTCTTGATGAAACAACAGGGAATTATTTAAGAATTCAAGGCATTACATTTACACAGGATACAACTCATCAATATAGCGTTGATGAATATTTTCAAAAAAGAGGAAATCTTTCTGATCCAGAATTTACAGGAAGTTCATTAACATACTCTCCATTAGTTGAAAAATCTAAATATGATGAAATTAAACTCAGCAGACTAATTTATGGAAAAAATGAATTTTCAATTGACAGTCCATATATTCAAACAGAAGATGATGCACAATCTTTAATGAATTGGATTATTAATAAAATTATGCATCCTAAAAAATCTATTGGTGTTAATATTTTTAGCATTCCAACTTTGCAACTTGGAGATATTGTAACAATTAACTATAAAGATAGTAATAATTTAGACATGGTTGCTCCAAACTCTTCAAGATTTGTTATTTATAACATTGAATATTCAAGATCTTTAAATGGTCCATCTATGACAGTATATTTGAGCGAGGTATAAAATGGCAAGTCCAGAAGAAAATATGGCAGCAGCACTGCAAAGAGCAGCAGATGCAAGAGCAGCAGGTAATGAATCTCGTGCTGCAACATGGGAAGCATCAGCAGCAAGATATCAAACTATTATTGATGCAAAAGCAAGAATTGCAAAGGCATCAGAAAATATTGCAATAATAAAAGATAAACTTGAAAATCCTCCACAAAATAAAACATATGCAGATACTGGAAAAGGTATTGGTCATTATTGGATAACTACAACAGACTCAAGTGCTGGTTGTCCAAATGGATACGGACAATTTGAAATTGAGTATCAAGATGGCAAGGAAATTGGAAGAAGACTTCTTAATTGCATTGGTGCTGCAAATAAAACAAATTCTTCAACAGAGCAACAACCTTTAGATGTTTCACCGACACCACTTACACCATCTTTAATTTCTACAACACCTGTAGTATCAACTCCACCCCCACCACCAGCAAAAACTGCACCAATAGATACAATATTATTTGACAACTTATCTGTTCCAATTGAAATAATGACAGATCTTATTTTTGAAAACATTGGAGGACAAGAATTAATTAATATTGCCCGTAATGATATTATTAATGGTCAACAGGTTTCTTATTCACCAATAAAAAACTTAACATCTATTCAACAACAGTATAACCCTAATAATATAATTAATCTTCAATCTACATCAGATACGTATTTTGCAAATTTTTCTATAAAACTTGATGAAAAGATACCCAATATTGGAAATGGTCCAAATGGCAAAAATATTTATATTGAGCCAGAAACTGGTGATTTAATTATAGAAACTATAAACAATGCCAATGATGAACAACTTGATATTCAAATAGGCATAAGTGGTACAATATATGAGGCGGATATATAATGATAACTAATACTGGAAAAACAATTATTGGCAAATATATGCTAGGACAGGCTCCAGCATATGCATCTTACTTGGCTGTTGGTTGTGGCAAAAAACCACTATTAACTGCTGATTCATACGGAGATTATTCTAATCAAGAAAATTTAAATTTTGAAATGTTTAGAATTCCAATTTCTTCAAGGGGATTTGTAAAAGAAAACGGTATAGACAAGATAGTTTTAACAGCAGAACTACCAACAGAAGAAAGATATGAAATAACAGAGATAGGACTATATTCAGCAGGCTCAAATCCATATGCTGGATCTTATGATAGTAAAAACATTTTTGCATTTACTACTGGAGAAAATTGGCAATATCACACATCTACAAGTGCAACTGCAATACCAACAATTTCCAGTCCTCTTGATGATCCTCTTGATGATAATATTATTGTTGTTGCAAGTCCAGTCTTTCAAACAAATGCAGATAATTCAATATTTTACAAAGCATCTCGTGTAAATCGATATGAAAGATCTAGATTTTTAAATAATACAATTTTAATTGCAGGAGATGATGCTGACCTACAAATTGTTGATAATCACATACAGATTCAGTCTGGTTCAAATCATATTCATTTAACTGGGTCAGATGTAAACTTTAGCAAAAATTCTCCAATTGATGAGTTAAGACTTGCATTTTCACTAGTTAACAAAAATGGAGAATCTTTAGCGGTTCCAGATAATGTAAGAATTTTAATTGATTTTTCATCAACTGATACTGGATCTGGTGAGTACGCAAGGTTTGAAGTTGATATTCAAAATGGTGAAGGTAATGATTTTGCAACAAATAGATATTTTGTAGTTAAAAAACAATTACAGGAGTTATACTCTAGTGCTAATTTTACATGGGATGCAGTAACAGTTGTAAAAATTTATGCCTCAGTTATTGATGGTGGAGTTCCAACAGATAGTTACTATGTTGCACTTGATGCATTGCGATTAGAAAACATTGCCACAACAAATCCACTTTATGGATTAACTGGATATTCAGTAATTAAAAATTTAACTGCAGAAACAATTATTAAATCTCCTAATACAAGCAATTATATTGAATTTAGGTTTTCAATAGGTGTTTCATAATGGCAGATTCTGGAATTAAAAAAACAAGAATTAAAAAATCAAACCTTCCCTCAATTAACATTGATCAAGAAGGCTATGTATTAAGATATAGACTTATATCTGAAGACAAAAACAGAGTATCGCATTGGTCATCTGTAGAAGTAATTAAGCCAGAATATACAAAAGTTTCTGGTAGTATTGAATTTAATAAATCTGGAAATATTCTTACAAGCGTGTGGGACCCTGTTAAAATTAATAAAAATGATTTAACTATTGATGTTGCATCAGAATATGATGTTTGGGTTAAATTTGATAAAAATGATTCAGGTGACTGGTTTTATAAACAAAGAATTCAAGGCAACTCAATTACTTTAATAACTCCAAGCACATATACAATTAATGGAATTGTTCAAGGAAGTACACCAAATAAATATAGTATTGAAGTATACTTAGTAGGATCACCAGTTTTAAGAAGTTCTTCATTTTTGTTGGTCTATCAAGATGGACCTCACACTGTTTAATGATATACTTTAATAGGAGGAAATAATGGCTAAAGTACCACTACCAGAAAGAGGGCAACCTCTAGACGTTACATATCTATACCAATTGGCAGAAGCGGTCAATGATTTATCTACACAAGTTTCATCTGCAACATATAATTATACAACTATTGATACAGCAAATGCTGGAAAACAAACTGTAAAAACTTCAGATACAAAGTTTTTTGCAAAATATACAGAAATTTATAATAATGCAACTGTAACTGCAGGTCAAGAAAAACAAGATTCAGTTTCTTTTTCTAATTTTAAATATCCACCAATAGTAACTGCAACCGTGGTAAACATTAGTGGAACATCTGCAGGATCTGATACAACAGTTATTTTAAAATCTGTAACAACAGAAAGAGTAGATTTTGTAGTAAAGTTTAATACTTCTGGAACAACTTCAGTTGGAGTAAACATTATTGCAATTGGAATTCCTAATTAATGATAAATTGTTTAAGATGCAAGGGAAAAGTATTTGTTGATAGAATTCATTCTAATAGCGATCACATTGAAACGTATTGTATTACATGTGGGAATAGAAAATTTTATCATCCACCCAGTGATTCTGTGGAGGGCAAATGGTTACTGCTAAAGGAAAAATCCAGAGCGAAGCATACAATAACGAACCTATAATTCCTGGAAATAAAAAGGTATGGTTTCTTAATGGTGATCTTGTTAGACTTCATCATAGTTCAAGATCCACTGGCATGGTAACAGTTTATAACATTAATAAAGATAGGCTTGAAACATGTTTACGTTCTGATTTTAAACGTAATAAACAAAGAGCATATACCATAGCAGAGACTGCTAAATTAATTAATCGTCACAGAAAATATATTCCAAGTTTAATTAAACGAGGAGTGATTCCTCCACCAATTGGTTCTAGTATTAATGGTAAAACAGGATTTCAAATTAGGGCATATTATTCAGAAGATCATGTAAAAGATATACGTGCTATACTTGCAAGTATACATATTGGACAACCAAGAAAAGATGGACTAGTAACTAATAATATGACACCTACAAGCCAAGAGTTGACAAGGCGAATGGGGGACGGTATACTTACATATACGAGGACAGAAGATGGACGATACATTCCTGTATGGTCTGAAAGTATTTAACTAAGAAATAGGTGGGGTAATGGAAAACGAATCAACAAAGGTAAATGTAACATTAGGATATACACTCAATCTTGGAAATTTTCAATCATTGAGACTTGATTTAGGCGTAGTGGATAGCAAGCGTGATGGAGAAACTACAAACGAGGCTTTTGAACGTGTTTATAAGTTTGTAGAAGATAAGTTAACAGAAAAGATTCAAGACGCTAAGTCTGAAATTAACGAGTAAAATATGGCTGATCGCAAAGACCGAATGGCTTTGCTCAGTCGCTACAACAAGTTTTACTTGAAGAGATACGAGCAAAAGTCTAATCTCAATATAAACGTAGAGCAGTGGGCAGCAGATGCCCTTATTGAGTCATATGGAATTTCAGATTGTTATGACCTGCTTGAATATTATTTTAGCATTGCACAAGAACCAAGTTGGAACTATTTTGCATATAATGCAGAGAAGATTCTTAATGGTAGACTAGATGTACAACAAGATTTAAAAGAAAGAATTGAACGCAGAGAACTAGCGAGGAAGTGGTTAAGTGAATAATACAGAGGCAAGAGTAATATCAGCAGTACTTAAAGATAAGCAAATGCATGTACTTCTTCAAGCCAATGTAGAAAACCTTCTGAGAACTCATAAAGATATTTGGAATTTTATTAGACTTTATTCAGAAAACAATGGAACCGTTCCTCCAGTTTCACTTGTTGTTGAAAAATTTAGAGACTTTACACCAGAAGAAAGCATTGGTGCAACAAAGCATCATCTTGAAGAACTGCAAACAGAATATTTAAATGAAAGTCTAAAAGACATCCTTAGATCTGCAGCAGGCGATGTTCAAGGTGGAAATGGTGGAGAAGCATTAGAACACCTAATCACAAAAACATCTGAGTTAAAAAAGAATACTTCTGCAATTCGTGATATTGATGCAACAGATTTAGATTCTGCCGTTGCATACTATGAAGGAGTGCAAGCACAAAACCTTATTGGACAAAAAGGAATTAAAACAGGTTTGCCAGGTTTTGATAACTACCTACCATCTGGAATTATGCCAGGTCAACTTGGAGTGTTTCTTGCTTATCCAGGAATTGGTAAATCATGGATGGCTTTGTACTTTGCTGTTCAAGCATGGAAGCAAGGAAAGTCTCCAATGATTGTTTCACTTGAAATGAGTGAAACAGAAATTCGAAATCGTGTTTATGCAATTATGGGCGAAGGTCTTTGGTCACATAGAAAATTATCCAATGGTGAAGTTGAGATTGACATGCTTAAGAAGTGGCATGCTAATAAGGTTGAAGGCAGACCAGAGTTTCACATTATTTCAAATGACTCTGGGGGAGAAGTAACACCATCTGTTATTCGTGGAAAGATTGATCAATATAAACCAGATTTTGTTGTAGTAGATTATCTTCAGTTGATGAGTCCAAACCAAAGGGCTGATTCTGAGACGGTAAAGATGAAGAACCTATCAAGAGAACTTAAACTAATGTCTATTAGTGAAGAAGTACCTATTATCGCTATCTCATCTGCTACACCTGATGATGTAAAAGACTTAAGTACTCCTCCTACTCTTGGACAAACTTCTTGGTCTAGACAGATTTCATATGATGCTGACTGGCTACTAGCACTTGGTCGCTCTCCTAATAGCGATATTATTGAGTGTGTATTTAGAAAGAACCGTAATGGATTCATGGGAGACTTCTTAGTTCAAGTAGATTTTGATAAGGGTTATTATCGTTATAAGGATTTTGAAGATGGCAAATGAAATTTATACTGAGGAGCAGATTAGACGTGTTCTTAATGGTGCAGGCGTTGATGTAGAGGCTGAATTTGGTAACGAACTTATTGTTTTTTGTCCATATCATAACAACAATAGGACACCTGCTGGAGAAGTTTCAAAAGAACATGGAAGATTCTTTTGCTTTGGTTGTCAAACAACAAAAAGCCTAGAAGAGTTTATTATGTTTATGACTGGACGATCATATTTTGAAACTCTTAGATATATTAAAAGCAAAGGTTCTGAAGTTAATCTTGAATCAGTTATTAGTAAAACTCTTTATAGTCCACCTGACTTTGTTCAGTATGATGAAGTATTAATAAAGAGATTAAATAATCAAGCATTAGAATCACCAAGAGCAGTTAGATATTTTGAAGGTCGCAAGATAACAAAAGAATCTATGCTAAAATTTAATTTAGGGTTTTCAGAAAAACAAGACTCTGTAACAGTTCCAATGCATTCTCCTGATGGTATGTGTATAGGATTTGTTGCAAGAACTATTGAAGGTAAAGAATTTAAAAATACTCCAGGACTTCCTAAGAGTAAAATTCTTTTTAACTTACATAGAGTTAAAACTTCTAATGTAGTCTATATAGTTGAATCATCATTTGACGCTATTAGACTTGACCAAGTAGGATTCCCAGCAGTTGCTACCCTGGGTGCTAATGTGTCTGTATCTCAGATCAGACTATTAGAAAAGTACTTCAATAATGTAGTGCTAGTAGCAGATAATGATGAAGCAGGAAAAATTATGACTGAGAAACTTGTTGAAAAACTTGGTCATATTGTTACTGTAATTAATCTAGATAAAAAATATAAAGATATAGGCGACATGGATGATGATGCAATTAAAAAACTAGAATACCAGTTTGACAATTCTATTATCGCTATGCTAAAATAAATAATACAAAACAAAAGGAGAAAATCATGAGTGTAACAAAGGGACTAAAAGCAATCAACGCCCTACTCGACAAGCCAAAGTTTGACGGAAGTAAGCCAAAGGTTCGTTGGTTAAAGTTAGCAGATGGTCAAGCAGCAAAAATTCGTTTTATTGAAGAACTAGATGAAGACTCAGCAAACTACAATGCTGAACGTGGTCTAGCCTTAGTTGTAAAGGAACACACAAATCCAAAGGACTACAAGCGTAAGGCTGTAGATACAATGGAATCAGAAGGTCGTGACTGGGCTGAAGAAATGCACCGCAAAGATCCAAAGGCTGGCTGGAGAGCACGTCTACGTTTCTATTGCAACGTACTTGTAGATGATGGCGTAGAAGAGCCATATGTTGCTATCTGGTCAATGGGTATCAGCAAGCAGTCTGCATTTAACACTATCAAAGAATACGCTATGGAAACAGGCAGTATTTCAAATGTTCTTTGGAAGTTAAAGCGTAATGGTCAGGGTACTGAAACTAATTACACACTTATTCCAGCAGCACCTGACTCAGAGCCATTTAACTGGGCAGAAGTAAAGCCATATCCATTAGAGATGGCTCTTAACAAGATTCCTTATGCAGAACAAGAAGCGTTCTATTTAGGGTTTGACACTCCATCAACTTCAACTGCTACCAACACTGACTGGTAATAGATGACTTACGTTGGCTTGCATGTCCATACACACTATTCACTTATGGATGGTGTTGCTACTCCAGAAGAATACGTTAACCGTGCAGTAGAGTTAGGGATGCCAGCATTGGCTATCACCGACCATGGTTCTTTATCTGGGCATCGTGAACTGTACCGCAATGCAAAAGCAAAGGGCATCAAGCCTATTCTTGGCATAGAAGGCTATATTGCGTTAGATAGATTTGAAAGAAAAGAGAAGAAGGATCGTACTGGACCTCTTGATCTCAACTACTTCCATATAGTCCTTCTTGCTAAGAATGAACAAGGTTTAGAAAACCTAAACAAAATTAATGAACTTGCTTGGACTGAAGGTTTTTATAGCAAGCCAAGATTTGATCATGAGGTTTTAAAAAAGTATAAAGAAGGAATTATTGTTTTATCTGCATGCCAAAGTGGACTTATTGCAAAAGCAATTGAGGTTGGAGAGTATGCATTTGCTAAAAAGCAAGTTGAATGGTTTAAGGAGAACTTTGGTGAAGATTTTTATATTGAAGTTATGCCACACAATCCTGTTGAGATTAACAAGGCTTTGTTTGAAATGGCTAAGTCATTTGGGGTCAAAACTGCAGTAACACCAGACTGTCATCACTCTGATACAAGTCAAAAAGAAATGCAAGAATTAATGCTTATTCTTAATACTCATGCAAAGTTACAAAAAGATGTAACATATGATAAATCACAAAAGCATGAAGATGTAATGGATCGTCTTGATTATCTTTATGGTGCAGACAGAATGATGAGTTTTAAAAACTTTGATATTCATTTACTTTCATATGAAGAAATGAAAGCAGCAATGGCTGAACAAGGTTTTACAAATGAAGAAATGTTCACCTCAACAATTGAGATTGCTAACAAGGTTGAGGACTATAATATCAAGGAAGGTCTTAATTTACTTCCAGTTCAATATAAAAATCCAGACAAAGAGTTAAAGGCAATTGCCCTTGAAGGTTTAGCAGAGCGTGGGCTTGACAATAATCAAGAATATTTAGATAGACTTGATGAAGAGTTAAAGATTATTAAAGATAAAAATTTTGGTCCGTACTTTCTTGTTGTTCGTAGCATGATTGCTTGGGCAAAGAAAGAAGATATTCTTGTTGGTCCTGGTCGTGGATCTGCAGCAGGTTCTTTGCTTTGTTATGCTCTTGGTATTACTGACATCGATCCAATTAAACATGGTCTTTTGTTTTTCCGTTTTATTAATCCAGATCGCAACGACTTTCCAGATATTGATACAGACATTCAGGACTCTCGTCGTGATGAGGTAAAAGATTATTTAGTTAGACAGTATAGACATGTTGCATCTATTTCTACATTCTTAGAGTTTAAGGATAAGGGTGTTGTACGAGATGTTGCACGAGCATTTAATATTCCGCTTTCAGATGTTAATAAAGTTCTTAAGATGGTTGATACTTGGGATGAATACTGTACTTCAAAAAGCACGGCATGGTTTAGAGAAAAATATCCAGAAGTAGAGGTATACGGAGATCAATTAAGAGGTCGCATTAAGGGAACAGGTATTCACGCTGCTGGAGTTGTTACAAGTAAAGAGCCTATCTTTAAGTATGCACCAATGGAGACACGCTCTGTAACTGGCTCTGAAGGTCGTATTCCAGTAGTTGCAGTTGATATGGAAGAGGCTGAAAAAATTGGTTTGATTAAGATTGATGCACTTGGTCTTAAGACTTTAAGCGTTATTCAAGACACTCTTAAGATGATTAAAGAAAATCACTTTAAAGATATTAAACTATTAGACATTAATATGGATGATGCAAATGTATATCAAATGCTTTCTGATGGATATACAAAAGGTGTGTTCCAATGTGAAGCAACTCCATATACAAATCTTTTAGTTAAGATGGGTGTTAAAAACTTATCAGAACTTGCAGCATCAAATGCTTTGGTCCGTCCAGGTGCTGCTAATACTATTGGTAAGGACTACATTGCTCGTAAACATGGCAAGCAAAATGTGTCTTATATTCATCAAATTATGAAACAATTTACGGAGGATACTTATGGCTGTGTTCTTTACCAAGAACAAGTTATGCAAGCATGCGTATACCTTGGCGGTATGTCCATGTCGGAAGCAGATAAAGTTAGAAAAATCATTGGAAAGAAAAAAGATGCTAAAGAGTTTGATGAGTTCAAAGATCGTTTTATTAGTGGTGCTAGTAAGTTTATTGCTCCTAACGATGCTCTTGATTTATGGCATGACTTTGAAGCACACGCAGGATACTCATTCAATAAGTCACATGCAGTTGCCTACTCAACAGTCTCATACTGGACAGCATGGTTAAAGTATCATTATCCTCTTGAATTTATGTTTGCACTTCTTAAAAATGAAAAAGATAAAGATGGACGAACAGAGTACCTTATTGAAGCAAAGCGCATGGGCATTCCAGTAAAGTTACCACATATTAATGATTCAGATGCAGACTTTAAGATTGAAGGCAAGGGTATTAGGTTTGGATTAACAGCAATTAAGTTTATTTCAGACAATATTGCTGAAAAATATATTGCTGCTCGTCCTTTTAAATCTTATAAAGAACTTGAAGAATTTACATTTACAAAAGGTAATGGAGTTAATAGTCGTGCATTACAGGCTATGAGAGTTATTGGTGCTGCAACTTTTCAAGATAACCCACGTAATGATGAAGAGATCAAAGAAAACCTTTATGAATATTTAAATCTTCCAGAGTTTAATATTACAATACCTTCACATTATTATGCATTTATTAATGAGATTGAAGACTTTGAAGAAAAGGGTTCATACATCTTAATGGGAATGGTAAAAACTATTAAGCGTGGCACTGGTTGGTCAAGAGTTGAAATACTTGATAAGACTGGATCTATTGGTATTTTTGATGAAGAACAAACAACTATTGAAACAGGTAAAACATATTTGATTTTAGCAAGTGATAATAGAATTGTTTCAGCAGTTCCAGTAGATGAAATTAAAGGTTCTTCAGATGCGCTAGTTAAGTTTTTAAGTTATAAACAATTGCCATATAAAGAAGATGAGATGTTTGTGGTATCCTTTAAACCAAGAATAACTAAGGCTGGTAAAAAGATGGCTTCTCTCACTCTTGCAGATACTTCAAGAGATTTACACTCTATAACAGTATTTCCAACAGCATTTGCTACTGCATATATGAAACTTGAAGAAGGCAAAGCATATAGGTTTAAATTTGGTAAAACAAAAGATGGAACAGTTACATTGGAGGATATACATGTTTGATGATTTAGCAGAACAGTTGCATAAGGTTGCAGTAGAAAAAGGTTTTTGGGATAAAGATGTTGATGATATATTTGTTGCCAAGCAATTAATGATGATTACATCTGAAGTTGTAGAGGTACTTGAGGCAGTTCGTAAAGATAAAGGTGAGGAAGAAATTGCAAAAGAGTTTGCAGATATTATTATTCGAACACTAGATCTTTATGCTGGCATGGTTGATGCAGGATATACAAAAGTTTCTTTGGATTATGCATTTGAAGAAAAGACTAAATTTAATTTAACTAGACCAGAAAAACATGGGGTAAGATTTTAATGGTAACTATTGAAGAAGTACTGGCACAACTTAATCCAAAACTACGTAAAACTATTATGTCTGGAGACGATGTTCCAGCAACAGAGTATGCAGCCACACCAAGTTATGGACTCAATCGTGCATTAAATGGTGGACTTCCGTATGGTCGTCAAGTTCTTATTTGGGGATCAAAATCATCAGCCAAATCTTCTTTATGTTTACAGATGATTGGTTTAGCACAAAAAGAAGGCAAGATTTGTGCATGGATTGATGCTGAGATGTCATATGATAAAAAGTGGGCAGAGGGTCTTGGTGTAGACACTTCTAAACTTATTGTTTCTCAGTGTCGCACTATTAATGAGATGGTTGATATTGGAACAAATCTTATGCAGGCTGGTGTTGATATGATTGTTATTGATAGCATTACTTCACTTCTTCCAGCAATATATTTTGAAAAGGATTCAGATGAACTTAAACAACTTGAAAATACAAAACAAATTGGTGCGGAGTCTAGAGACTTTAGTAATGCATGGAAAATGCTTAATTATGCTAATAATAAAGTTAAGCCTACTATGCTTGTACTTATTAGTCAGTCTCGTAATAATATTAGTGCTATGTATACTAGCCAGCAGCCTACTGGTGGTCAGGCTACTAAGTTTTATTCTTCTACAGTTATTAAACTATTTTCGTCAGAATCAGATAATCAAGCAATTAAGGGCAAAATTCATGTTGGAGATAAACTCATTGAAGAAAAGATTGGTAGAAAGATTAGGTGGGAGTTACAATTTTCTAAGACTTCTCCTGGTTTTCAGTCTGGTGAGTATGACTTTTATTTCAGGGGAGATGCTGTTGGTATTGATAGCCTTGGTGATCTTGTTGATACCTCAGAATCCATTGGTCTAGTAAATAGAACAGGTGCTTGGTATCAACTAGAAGATGGCACTAAAGTTCAAGGTCGTGATGGTTTTATTAATAGAGTTCGTGAGGATTTAGATCTTCAAGAATCATTAAAGAAGAAGTTGTTTGATGTCCAGTAAAGATTTTACAGTATTTCCTGGAAAGTTTTTATGCAAGCAATGCCATAAAGAAGTTCTTTCTGCAAGATTATGGTCTACAAGCGGTGATGTGTCTTGGATGTGTTCTGATAAACATCTTTCAAAAGTTTCATTGATACCACAAAAGAAAAAGAAAAAAGATTTTATTGATGAGTGAAAGATCAGAGTCTAAAAGAATTGGTGCTAAACAGCACAAAAACTCTGGGCGTAATACACATAAAGGTGATGCAACTTGGAGAAATTTTACAGTTGATTTTAAAGAATATCCAAAGGGAATTACAGTAAACAAAGATATTTGGGCTAAAGCAGTTACTGATGCCATCAGAAATGGTAATGATCCAGCATTATTTTTAGTATTAGGTGAGGGTAACGCAAAAGTAAGACTTGCAGTAATTGAAGTTGAAATGCTAGAACAGTTAACAGAGGGGTATAAAAATGGAACAACAGGCAACAACAATTGATATGGTAAATGGTTTGGCAGAAATTGCTGAGTATATGCAGGATGATGAATTAACTGCTGCTTTAACAATGATTGCTAAGTTAATTATTAAACCAGATATTCCTTTAAACGTTGCAACTATAGAAATTGTTAGATTACAGGCTATTGCAGCAAAGATGTCTTTTAAGGCTACATGGATGGCTAATGTTGATAAAAGCGATAGAGCAAAGAAAAATATTTACTATACGGCAGCAGAATCTATCAATGACTTGGTAGCAGCACTCAAATATATTATGCGCTAAACCTGATATAATTATATAAACAAGGGAATATAATGACAAAAAATTTACTACAGCAGATAATGATTAAAGAAGTAAAAGAACCTGAAATTGTAGATACAAAGGCAATGATTGAAAAAATTCAATCAGGGTATACAATTAAGCGTGTTTCCAAGCATACTCAAAAGAAAACATTTGCTCCATCTACTATTGCATATAGTCATGGAGAATGTCCAAGATATTGGTATTTAGCATTTGATGGTCAAACATTTGAAGATAATGCAGATGCTTATGGTGCAGCAAATATGACTGCAGGAACTAAATCTCATGAAAGAATTCAACAGGCTATGATGGATTCTGGCATTGCAAAGATTTATGAATCAGATGAAGGTCCAACAACAGAATTTAAGATTATTAATAATGATCCTCCTATCTTTGGATATGGAGATGCAATGCTTGATTGGGAAGGCGAGGAAATCGTTGGAGAAATCAAAACAATGCTTAATGAAGGGTTTGAGTATCGTAAGAAGGCTTTAAAGCCAAAGACTGGTCACTTAATTCAATTGCTTATTTATATGAAGATTCTTAAGAAATCAAAGGGTGTACTAATTTATGAAAATAAAAACAATCACGAACTTCTTATTCTTCCAGTAGAAATAACAGATTACTATCGCCAATGGATTGATGATACATTCCAATGGATGAGAGATGTTCGCAAAGTTTGGGTTGATAGAACACTTCCAACAAAAAATTATAGATCTAACTCAAAGATTTGTAAAACATGTCCAATTCAAAAAGCATGTGCTGATGCTGGAGAAGGTGTAATTAAGATTCAATCTTTGAAGGGGCTTAGTGAAACTATGTGATAGATGCGATAATCACTTTAAACCTACAGTAAGTTATCAAATTTATTGTAGTGTTGAATGTAGAGATATTGCCACAAAAGAAAAAATTGCTGAAAGATATAGGGTAACTAGTAGGCAAAAAAGAAAAGGCAAAGTAAGATTATGCCTTGGTGGATGTGGCACTTCGCTTTCTATATACAATGATGATGGGTTTTGTGCAAACTGCAATGTTAGTAAAAAAGCAGTTGATAAAATGATAAAAGAAGTAAAAGGATTTTTTGATTATGAGCAAGAATAAATGGGGTTTGGAAATGCAACCAGAGAGAATCTGTGCAATTGATGCAAGCACCAATAGTCTTGCCTATGCTACATTTCATGGTGGCAATTTAAAGGAAGTTGGAAAGATTACTTTTGAGGGTAAAGATATTTATGAAAAAGTTATTGATGCTGGTAGAAAAGCAAAAGGTTTTTTTGATAATGTTGTAAATGTTGATGCACTTATAATTGAGCATACTGTTTTTATGAATAGTCCTAAAACCGCTGCAGATTTAGCATTAGTCCAGGGAGCACTACTTGGAGCAGCAGGTCAATCAGGTATTCGTATAATTGGAAAAGTTTCTCCAATAACCTGGCAAAATTTTATTGGTAATAAAAAAATATCAAAAGATGAAAAGTTATTTATTAGGGCACAATATGCTGGCAAATCAGAATCTTGGTATAAAACGTATGAAAGAGATTTAAGAAAAGAAAGAACTATTAAATTTATTAGTGTTCAATATAATAAAATTATTAGTGATAATGATGTAGCAGATGCTTGTGGTATTGGTCATTGGGCAGTAAAAAATTGGAACAAAGCAATAGGAGTTGACAAATAATATTATGGCTGCTAAACTATATACATCAGAAACTTTTATGCGTAAAAGATACCTTATGGATAAAAAAACACCAGAAGAAATTGCAAAAGAGTGTGGATGCACAGTAGAGACTGTGTATGTATATCTTGCAAAATTTGAATTAAGGAAATCAAAAAGATGAATAAAATTAAAAAATATTTATTTTTGTTGTCATTAATAGCAGCAGCAGGATTAACTTGGACAATAATAACTTTAAAAAATATTCCAGAAGCATTTGATTGGGAAGATGAAGATGATTCCTAAAATAATTTGGCAAACACATGAATGGGAATATAAAGATTTACCAACAGATATTAAACAATATGTAGAGTCTTGGCAAAAAATTAATCCAGAATGGGAATATAGGTACGTATCTAAATCGGAACGTGAAAAATTTATTCTTGAATCATTTGGATCTGAATGGTTAAAAATTTATAATAGTTATAAATTTAATGTAATGAAAGCAGATCTGTGGAGATATTTAACAATCTTCATAAATGGTGGAGTTTATGTTGATATTGATACAATATGTTATGAAAAACTAGATAATTGGTTTAGTCAAGAATATGATTTTATTGTTTCAACAGATTTAAAAAATGATAATATTTGTCAATTTATTTTTGCTGCAAATAAAAATACAAAAATTATAGAATGTGTTTTAGATTTAATAAAAGAAGAATATATAAATCCTAAAAAATATACTAAAAAATATGAATATATTGCAAATAATACAGGATATGCAGTTTGGAATAAAGCAATAAAGAAGGTACTTGAAATTGATAATAAATTAAATTTTTCAAGGTTTAGGTATGAAAAATATAACAATTCAATTCAAGCAAAGCAAAACAATTTTTATTGTTATGGTGGGAAAGAAGCAGAACTAATGCATAAAAAGTTATTAGAGCATTTACATGGTAGCATTAATTGGGAATATGATGGTCATGAAGCATGGCAAAAAAAAGAATGGAGTACATATGAGTGAAAACTTAAATATAACTGTTGATCAGGTCAACCATCCATTACATTATATATCAGATCCTTCTGGAGTAGAGTGTATTGAAATTACTCGTCATCGTAATTTTAATATTGGTAATGCCTTTAAGTATCTTTGGAGAGCAGGTCTTAAAGATGAATCAAAAACTATTCAAGATTTAGAAAAAGCAATTTTTTATATTAAAGATGAAATTAATAGATTAGAGGGCAAGTATGTCAACTGAAGTAGATTTAATTAATCATCTTGACGAGGTTAATAATGTTGTTACAGAATATTTAAAAGGCAGTGATCCAACTAAAATTTCTAAAGAATTAAATATTCCAAGAACTCGTGTTGTAGCACACCTTGATGAATGGAAAGAGTCTGCATCTAACAACTCAGCAATTCGTGCTCGTGCTAAAGATGCACTTGCTGGAGCAGATGCACATTATAGTAAATTAATTTCTAAATCTTATGAAGTTATTGATGAAGCGTCAATGACTAACAATCTTAGTGCAAAAACTCAAGCAATCAAACTTGTTATGGATATTGAGTCTAAAAGAATTGATATGCTTCAAAAGGCTGGTCTTCTTGAAAATAAAGAACTTGCTGAAGAGATGGTTGAGATTGAACGTAGACAAGAAGTTCTTATTGGAATTCTTAGGGATATTGCATCTGAACACCCAGAGATTCGTGATATGATCATGCAAAGACTATCAGCAATTGCTAAAGAAGGAGAAGTGATTACAGTTGTCCACGATGTTCAATGATTTCTTTGAAGTTTTAAAAGAAAATCATTTTGTAGAAAAACCTGTTGACGCAAAGACATTTGTTGAGTCTCCAGATTTTCTTGGACAACCACCACTTTCAGATATACAGTATCAAATTGTTGAGGCAATGAGTCAAATTTATCGTAAAGAAGATTTACAAGAATTAATGGGGGATGCACAGGGTCTTGCATATTTTAATAAATATACAAAAAATGAAGTTATTTTACAACTTGGTAAGGGATCTGGAAAAGACTTTGTATCAACCGTAGCATGTGCATATGTAGTATATAAAATGTTATGCCTTAAAGATCCAGCGGTATATTATGGAAAGCCTGCGGGAGATGCTATAGATATTATTAACGTTGCTATTAACGCTCAACAGGCTAAGAACGTTTTCTTTAAAGGTTTTAAGTCAAAGATTGAAAGATCACCATGGTTTGCAGGAAAATACAATGCAAAGGCAGATTCAATTGATTTTGATAAGTCAGTAACAGTATATTCTGGACACTCAGAAAGAGAATCTCATGAGGGTTTGAACTTATTTATGGCAGTGCTTGATGAAATTTCTGGCTTTGCGTCTGAAGTTGGGACTGGAAATGAACAAGGTAAAACTGCTGAAAATATTTATAAAGCATTTCGTGGTACTGTAGATTCTCGTTTCCCTGATCTTGGTAAGGTTGTTTTGCTTTCATTCCCTCGTTTTCAAGGAGACTTTATCTCACAACGCTATGAATCTGTAATTGCAGAAAAAGAAACTATTGAACGAAAGCATACATTCATTATGAATCCAGACTTACCACACGAAGATCCTGGAAATCAATTTGAAATTGCATGGGATGAAGATACAATTCTTTCATATAAAATTCCAAGGGTATTAGCATTTAAAAAACCTACATGGGAAGTAAATCCAACAAGAAAGATTGAAGACTTTAAATTAGCATTTTATACAGATCTTGCTGATGCAATGATGCGTTTTGCATGCATGCCTACATATGCTTCAGATGCATTTTTTAAAGATCGTGACAAGGTTTCTAAATGTATGAATACTAGAAACCCAGTAGATAACTTTAGAAGATTTGATGAATCATTTAAACCAGATGAAGATAAAATTTATTTTGTTCATGCTGACCTTGCACAAAAACATGATAAGTGTGCTGTTGCTATTGCACATGTTGATAAATGGGTTAATGTTCAATTAATTAAAGATTATAATCAGATTGCACCTGTTATCGTTGTTGATGCAGTTGCATGGTGGGAACCAAGAGCAGAAGGTCCAGTTAACCTTTCTGATGTCAAGAACTGGATTATTAATCTTAGGCGACAAGGTTTTAACATTGGTATGGTTTCATTTGACCGCTGGCAATCATTTGATATTCAAAATGAACTGCAGGCTGTGGGAATTAGAACTGAAACAGTTTCTGTTGCAAAAAAACACTATGAGGATTTGGCTATGATGATTTACGAAGAGCGTGTATCAATACCAATGATTCCATTATTATTTGAAGAGTTGACAGAACTTAAAATAATGAAGGGTAATCGTGTTGATCACCCACGTAAAAAATCTAAAGACCTTGCAGATGCATTAACTGGAGCAGTATTTGGAGCACTATCTCATACCCCCAAGAATACTAATATAATCATAGAAGCCCATACTTGGGGTTCATCAAAGCCTCAACTTGCACATGAACAGAGTTCTATGGTAGAATTAGATAGTAAGCCAGTTCCTGATGATATTAGGGACTATCTTGCACGATTTGATTTAATCTAAAAATATTCTGACTCTAAATAGGGTCAGGCAAACTAACAAGGAGAAAGAATGAATTCATTCAAGAAGATCGCACTAGCCATGGTTGCAGCCATGACTTTGGGCACGCTAGTAGCAACACCTGCAAGTGCTGCTGTAATGACAGTCGCTGTATCGATTGACGGAACTGCTAATACAACGGCATCCGCTATTGCTACACCTGCTTCATTGCCAGTACCAGCAGATAATACAGTAGACGCTGCTGATGCACTTAAGTTCGTAGCAACAGTAGATGCTGGAACATCAGTAACAGCAGTTGCAACAAATGCAACAATTGTATCTGCACTACACACAACTGCTGCACCAGTAGGAGCGACATCAGGATCATCATCTTTGACAGTTGCAACTGGTACAGGAACAACTGCAACATTTTATGTTTACACAAAGACAACAGCAATTGGAACAGTTGCTATTACAAACGGTGGAACAACACTTACATACTACGTACAGGGAACTGCTGGTAAGATTAATAATCTAACAGTATCTGCTCCATCTGCAGGTGCTGCTGGTACAAAGCAGGACATCACAGTAACAGCAACAGATGTATTTGGAAACAAGGTTTCTGGTAAGTCAATTACTGCAACTGTGTTTGCTGCTACAGCAACAGTTGATACAGCAACAGTATCAACTGGTACTACACTTTCAGATTTTGGAGTTGCAAAGTTTGTTGCAACACTTCCAGCAACTGGAACACGAGCACTAATTATGTTTGCTCCGACAACATCAACTGATGGTGCTTCTGCAGATGTGGTTGGACTAACTGCTCGTACACTTGCACCATTTGCAGAGATTGCAGTTCGTGATTTAATTTCAGAACTTGCTGCTGCTAAGAAGGCAACAGATGATGCATTGGCTGCTAAGGCTACATCAGATGCTGCTGTTGTAAAGGCTGCTGCAGATGCTGCTGCTGCCAAGGTTGCTTCAGATGCTGCACTTGCAGCAGAAAAGGCTGTTTCTGCAAAGGCACTAGCAGATGCTAAGGTTGCATCAGATAAGGCACTTGCTGACAAGGATGCACAGATTGCTAAGTTGACTGCAGATAATGCTGCTGCACTTGCAACACTAAAGGCATCATTTAATGCACTTGCAAAGCAGTGGAATGCAAAGAATCCAAAGGCTAAGGTTACTCTAGTTAAGTAATTAATCCAACAATTGAGGGAGTCATTAATTTGGCTCCCTTTTTTGTTATATTGTTATGTCTAATTGAATAATTTGATATAATAAGCAAGAGGAGAGTCCACCACTTTGAATAAACTCTTGCGTATATCTACGGCAGTATTTCTTGCATTTGGCTGGCTTTTTATAGCCCCACAAGATGCTCATTCTGACGACCCATTAACAGTAGCAGCCCAAGAAATTCAAAGCCTAAACTCTGCAGTAAATAAATTAGAGTACAAACAAGGACTTATAGACTTAATTGACATAGCAGAAAATAAATTTACATCTGCTAAAAATATGAAAGATACTAGAGATGCTGCAGCACAAGCATATGAGGATGCTTTAGATACAGAGGCTGATGCCCTTGCTGCAAAAATATCTGCTCAAGATGCTGTAGACGCACAACAAATAGTTGTTGATCAAGCACTAGAAGATAAAAATGATGCTAAAGATGCACTTGATTTAGCAAACCTTAATCTTGCAACGGCACAATTAAATTTACAAGGTGCAAGCGGTGCAGGTTTAACATATGACGTCTATAGTTTAATTAGACAAAACGGACAGGCTGTTCCATATCAATACCTATGTTCTGGTATTTTAAATGGAAACTCTATGTCTCCTGGCACTGCAACATGTGGATATTATCAAAATTTTATTGTTAAGTTTACTGGAAAAATAACAGTTCCATCATGGTTTACATCAACAAAATTTGCAGGATATACAGATGATGGTTTTAAAATGTATGTCAATGGAAACCTTGCTATAAATAATTGGCGGGAGCAAGGAACTACTTGGAGTGCATACTCTCCTATATATGATGTAAGTGAAGAAAAAGCATTAAATGTAGAAATTTGGTGGTATAACGGTGGTGGTCCAGGATATTATAGTTTGGGTTGGGCAATACCTGGAGGCTGGACTAGTGCTGGTTGTGATTATTCTGGAAATCCAAGAGTATGGGGACAAAATTTTAGTTGTAACTTAAATACATTTTCATCTGGATCTGGGGCAACACAAGAACAACTTGCTGCTTATGATAAAGCACTTGCTGATAAGAATACAGCACAACAAAATTATAATGATAAAGTAACTATTTATAATGCAGAAGTGGCAACATTAAATTCAGATAATCAAACTTTAACAAATAAAATATCTGAATACGATAATGCTGTCATTAATACAGCAAATAATTTAGATGCTAAAATTAATACAGCACAAGGTTATAACAATCAGTTAAATGATTTAAATAATGCAATTGATGACGCATGGCGTTACTATGATGAGCAATCACAAAAAGAAATTCAAAGAGCAATTGCTCAAGCAGCAGCAAATGCTGCAGCAAATCAGCCTAAGCCAGAGCCTTCTCCAGAACCAAAGCCAACAGTTGAGCCACCAAAGCCTAAGCCATCTGCTCCACCTACACTACCAGCAGATGAACAGCCAAATCCAAAACCAACTGGTAGTAGCAATACTGATAATGCAAATAATAATAACCCAACACCAAAACCTACTGAGCAACCAAAGCCAGAGCCAAAGCCTACACAAGAACCCAAGCCTGATCCAAAACCTACTATTGCTCCAGAACCAAAGCCAGAACCCACTCCAGAGCCTCCTGCACCTGAGCCAAAGCCATTGCCAAGACCAGACTTTAAGCCAGCAGAAAACATTGATCCAGTAATTAAAGATGCAGTTTTAGCAGCACTTATTCCTGAAAAAGGCAGCGGTACGTCAGAAGACTTATCTGGAGTTATAGCAAATCTTACTAGCAAAGATAATAAATTAGTTAAACTTTCACCAGAGCAAACAGCAGCAGTTAGCCAAACACTTAAGGCTTTAACACAAGAAGCAAAAACACAGGTTGCTGAAAACCTTGGTATCTCTGCATCAGAAGTTGCAAAAGTTGCAGATCAGATGAAATCCAATCCAGCCCTTGCTGCAGCATTTATTGCATTTAATGATAAAGCAACAGAAGCGGGAGATACTCCAATGCCATTTACATTGGCAGATGCAGTAACAGAAGTTCAAACAGATGCATTTCTTCAAGATCCACTAGGAGCAGTATTTAATGTGGATGTAAAAGCATTACTATCTAATTTCTCTGAGTTGGGTAGCGATATGACAGATGATCAGAGAGAAAAAGCACAAGAAGTAATTATCCCAGTTGTGATTGTTTCGCAGATCGCATCAACGATAATTGGAATGAGGAGATAAAATGAAAATAATCAAAAAAGTTGTGAAGGGATTCTTCACATGGCTGAAAGACGCTGGAGTTGAAGTAATCGCACAAGCATTTACTCTCCTTGGCTTCTTTATTGCTTGGTTGACACTAACGGGATCAGCCAGAGATATTGTTGGTATTGCCGTATTAGCGACAACAGTTATTTGGTTAATAACAATTCCACTAAGAAAGGGGGAGTAAAATGAACGGTGTAAAAAATATTTGGAATATCCTTATGCGTATTGTTGCAGTTTTTGCAGCAAATGGTCTAGCGGTAATTGGTGCTGGAGCAATCGCAGGTATTTCAACAGTTAAGGCTATTACTGTAGCAGGTCTAACAGCAGTAGCAGCCGTAGTAGAGAAGTTGGCTCGTGCATTTATGGACGATGGAAAACTCACAGCAGATGAGATTAATTCAGCATTCTCCACCACAGATAAAAATGCTACAACTGTAGAAGATTTGGTTGTAGAAGAGCGTAGATCACGCTCAAAAAAGACAGTCTGACCCTAGTTGACAAACCCCTAGACAATGATATACTTATATAAGGTCTAGGGGTTTTTTATGCCCCGCTATTTCTGAGGGGTAAAAATGGCTAAGTCACGCTCACTAGTTTTTAAACTATGTGATGAATATTTCCAAAAGTCTTTGGAATATGATGCTGTTGCCTCAACCCATGCTGGAGAGTCAGATCAAAATGGACACTGGAATGATTATGCATTTGATAAAATAGATCCATTTTTAAAAATAGTTAAATCTTACAAAAAGAAAATATCTAACGCAAAATCAGTAGATAGCCACGATGAATTGGCTAAAAAGGTTGTGCTAAATGATATAAATAATTATATTAATAGTTCAGAAGATTACTGGATGTATACAGACTTTGGCTCTATTTATTCTGAGCCACAGTCTATTTATGAAGTTTTTGAGGTTATGCCAACAAAAACCAGAGCAGACATATTAAATATTATTAAGCGTATGGAAAAGATTCCAACTGCTTTTATTCAATGGGCTACATCCCTTGTTGATGTTGCTAACCTTGGGCATGTAAATGCAAGGGCAAGGGTTGGGTATATTGTAGACATTTTAAATAATTATTCATATGGAATGTTCTCTGACATTGCTAAAAATGTAGCACCAAACGATAAACGTCTTGCAAAAGCAGCAAAAGAAGCAGAGATGGCATGTGAGCAATTAGCATCATGGCTTGAATTAAAATATGCCTCAATAACTACAAGCAATTGGGCTGTTGGAGAAGAAAGATATTTAAAAAATGTAAAAGAGTATACTGGTTTAGAAATTAATCCAAAAGAAGTATATGAGTGGGGATTATCAGAACTTAAAAATATTAATAATCAAATGTGGGAACTATCTAAGCAATGGGGGGAGTTTGATAGTTTAATAGCAGTTCGTGACCATCTAAACAATCATCCAGATTATATTATTGAGGGTGTAGATAATTTTAAAGATTTTCTTGAAGGCGTAATTGCTATGGCTATTAAAGAACTTAATAGAACAGTATTTATAATTCCAGCAGGTATGAAAGAATGTGAAGTTGTTATGGATGAAGACACAATTGATGAATCTCCATATTATAAAGATCCATCAGATGATTTTTCTATCCCAGGCAGAACTTACTATCCAACTTTAGGTAGAACTAAATTTACTACATGGGAAAATTATTCTACTTGGTTTCATGAATCAGTTCCTGGGCACCATATGCAAATTGGATATTCTAAATTAAATAAAGAAACTCTTACACGATATCAACGTGAGGCTGCATGGAATTCAGGGTACGGTGAAGGTTGGGCTTTATACTCTGAAAAACTTATGGATGAACTGGGATACTTTGAAGACCCAGGATATAAAATGGGATACTTAATGTGTCAAGCAATGAGAGCAGCAAGATTAGTTGTAGATATTGGATTGCACTTACAGTATAATGATCCAGACGGACATCCTTGGAATGAATGGTCTGCAGCAAGATTTATGCAGGAATATGCACTACTAAATGAAACCTATGCCCATAATGAAATTAAGAGATATATTTCCTGGGCAGGACAGGCTATCACATATAAACTTGGTGAAAGAATTTGGTTACAAGCAAGAGAAGATGCTAAACAACGTCTTGGAAATAAGTTTAACCTTAAAAAGTTTCATATGTATGCTCTTAAATTGGGACCAATGGGACTTGATCTTTTACAAGATGAATTATCAAAATGGAATGGTAAATAGATTTGACAGCCAATATCTGAAAGGGTATAATTATAATATGAACGAAGAGTTTAATGAAATTCTAAAAGATATGCAAAGTAAGGAGTCAGATTTCAATGAGTTTGAAATTTGGCTTGAAAATGGAATTGAGCGGGGATGGGTAACAGAGCCATTCTGCAATACTCATGATGGTGATCCATACATGACTGAAGAAGAAGAACAAGAGTGGGAAGCAGGTGGCGACCCATGTCAATTAGTAATCAAGATAAAGGAATAAAATGAAAAAAATCGCAGTGGGAATTATTTTAGTATTAGGTTTTACAACACTACAACCTGCAAAGGCTGATGTTACTCCATCAATTGTTATTATTGATACTGCACTAGACTCAACTATTCCAGTTTTATCTGGCAAGTTGATTCAAGAAGTTTGTATTGTTACAACTGGTGTGTGTCCAAATGGTCAAACATTTCAAGAAGGTAAGGGTTCAGCAACTCTTCCAATAACACAAGTTTATAGCAATGGTTTTGAACATGGAACAATCATGTCATTAATTGCTAACCAAATTAATCCAAATGTAAATATTATTTTTATTCGCATTGCTGGAATTAATGCAAAGACTGGTGCAATGTATGGATTCTCAACTACAGAACTTACCAAGGCACTTGACTGGGTAATTGTTAATAAGGCTAAGTATAATGTTATTTCAGTTTCATCTTCAGTTGGAACACATGTGCTTAATACAACTGGAGCATACTGTCCAATTAAAGCAACACATGCAACCTTAGTTGCTGACATTAATAAGTTGCTTATCCTTGAAGTTCCAACAATGTTTGCAAGTGGCAATAATGGTGATATTTCTCGTGTTGATTTCCCAGCCTGCATTCCAACAGCGATTGCTGTAAGTGGATCAGACTATAATGTTGATGATAAGAATTTTATTGGAACATGGTCTAATGGTGGAATTGATGCAGATTTTTACGCACTTGGAGTTTATAATACACAGATAAAGAGAGCAATTGGAACCTCTGCATCAACTGCTGCATTCTCAGCGTATTGGGCTAAAAATTACAAGGGTACATATAAAGCAACTTTTGACTATATGAAATCTATTACACAACCCATTAAAAATACAAAAACATCTTCTACAGTATTTGTAGACATTCTTAAGTAAATGTTTTGGGGTGTAACTCAGATGGTAGAGTGCCGAACTGTTAATTCGGATGTCGCAGGATCGATACCTGCCACCTCAGCAAATGGTATACTTAGATTATGAAAATTATTAATAAAATTAAAATGTTTTTTATTATGAAAAAAATAAAAAAACAAAATAAAAATAGAAAATATATATATTAATGGAACATTTTTTACCAAAACATACTGAATTCAATTTAAATTTAGATCCTATAACAAATTTTTTTATTCCACAGTATGTAAGTGCACATAAAGAAGATTTAAATTCTTTTTTATTTAGATCAGATGAATTTACTAATGTTCATCATGGAAAACATATTTTATTTTCTGGTTGTTCTTATACATATGGAAATGGTCTTGAACTTGAAGAAATTTGGTCAAAAGTTTTATACAATAAAATATTAAAAAATAATCAATGCTCTGGCTATTTTAATTTAGGAGTTTATGGTCATGGGGCAATACACATAATTTCTAATCTTTTTAAATATTTTAAACAATATGGAAATCCAGATGTAATATTTATTAATTTACCAGATTTACCAAGATTCACTTTAAATAAAAATAGTAGGTATCGTGTTGTAAGACTTGAAGATAAAAGTTTTATAGATTTAGTTTATTATTTAACTTATGAATATTATTTAATGCTTGAAACATACTGTAAATCAAACAATATTAAATTATTTTCTTTTAGTTGGGATATAAAAGAAGATAAAGATTTTTTATTTAAAAGAGATAAAAACTTTAAAAGCACTAATGATTTTTTTGATAGTTATAATTTTAATACATTTTATAAAATTGATGAAGTTGAATATTATAAAGAAATAAAAAAAATATTAAAATATGATAAAAATCAATACAGCATAACATCAAGAGATGGATTTCATCCTGGAACTAGTTTTCATATAGCCTATGCAAATTTTATATATGATAAATATATAAAATTAGAAAATAATAAAAAATGAAAGTTATTACAAAAAAGAAAATTAAAGATTTTTCTAATGAATTATTTTGCAATAACCATTTAAACTACGAAGATGTTAATTCTTTAGGATTTCGCTCAGATGAATTTACTAATGTTCATCATGGCAAGCATATAGTTTTTTCTGGTTGTTCAAATACTTTTGGAATTGGACTTGAAAAAAAAGAGATTTGGGCTTATAAAGTTTATGAAAAAATATCCAATAATGAAAAATGTTCTGGTTTTTTTAATTTAGGTGTTGGTGGATCTGGTATAGATCATATGACTATTAATTTGTTTCGTTATTTTAAACAATATGGAAATCCAGATGTTATATTTATTAATTTAAGTAATCAATTAAGATCTTTTGAATACAAAAATGATTTAAATGGATATGTTTTAAAATTAGATGATGTAGAAGAATACAAAAAAGTTTGTTTTTTAAACTTTCAATATTATTTTATGTTAGAACAATATTGTAGGTCAAATAATATAAAATTATTATCATTTACTTGGGATTACATTTACAAAAATTTAAATTTTGAGATAATAAAAGAAAAAGATATTGATAAAAACAAATCAATTTTGCCAACAAATGAATTATTTAAAAATTATAATTTTGAAACATTTTATGAAGTTGATTTTAAAAAAATGATTAAAGAAATTGCTATACTAAAATTTAATAATAAAAGCAAATACTTTCATGTTGCAAGAGACGGAGAACATCCTGGAACTGGAATGCAATTATGGTGGAGTAATTTTATATATGAAAAATATTTAGGACTACTATGATAATTTTAGGTATTAATGAAACATCTCACGATGCATCAGTATCTCTAATTAAAGATGGAGAAATACTTTTTGCTGGACATGCAGAAAGATATAGTAAAAAAAAGAATGACTGGTATAACAACAAAGATATATATCTTGATATGCTTAATTATGCTACACCAACACATATTGCCTACTATGAACATCCAAGATTAAAACAATCACGTATTTTATTAAAAGGTGGTTCTGCAGACTGGAAACCAAATATTCCAATGAATCTTCCAGTTAAATATTTTAATCACCACTATTCTCATGCATGTGCTGGTTACTATACAAGTAAATTTACTGATGCTGTAATTGTAGCACTGGATGCAATTGGTGAATTTAATACTTCAACTATTTGGGTTGGAGAAGGTAAAAAAATTAAATTAAAATATAAACAAAATTATCCAGTAAGTTTTGGTTTATTTTATTCAGCATTTACACAACTTATTGGACTTATGCCAAATCAAGAAGAGTATATTATGATGGGCATGGCTGCGTATGGGGATCCAGAAAGGTATGCATCAAAAGTATCTAAATACTTTATTAGACATGATATGCAAAAGTATAATTTTCATAAAGGAATCATTGATTGGGATGAACCAATCACAGAACAAGACAAGTTTGATATAGCAGCAGCAGTACAGTATGTATATCAATTGAGGCTTACAGAGTTTATGATAATGGCTAAAGAGTTGACTGGGAAAAGTAATCTTGTCTTTATGGGTGGTTGTGCTCTTAATTCATCTGCAAATACATTGCTTTGGAATATATTTAAAGATGTTTGGATTATGCCAAATCCAGGAGATGCAGGCTCTTCTCTTGGTGCAGCAGCAGCATTATATGGAAAGCATATAAATTGGAAGTCTCCATATTTAGGATACGATCTTGGTGGAGAATATCCTATTGATAAAATTATTTCGGGACTTAAAAAAGATAAGATCGTAGCAGTTGCAACTGGCAGAGCAGAGTATGGACCAAGAGCATTAGGGAATAGGAGCATACTTGCTGATCCAAGAGATCCAGACATCAAAAATAAGGTTAACCTGATTAAACAAAGAGAACCTTTTAGACCTTTTGCACCAGTAGTTTTAGAAGAGTTTGCAAATGAATGGTTTGATATGGATTTTTCATCTCCATATATGCAATATACTGTTAAATGTAAGTACCCAGATAAAATACCTTCAGTTGTACACCAAGATGGAACTTCAAGAATACAGACGGTAAGTAAAGAACAACATCCAGGTCTGCATATGACATTAAGAAAATGGTATTGGGATACTGGGTGTCCAGTATTACTAAATACAAGTTTAAATATTAAGGGTCAGCCATTATTAAATGATGAAAATGATATTATAAAATGGGAAAAAATGTATAATTTTCCTATATGTCGATAATATGTTATAATATATGTGTACCAGCCAAATGGGGGTACATAACTTAACTCGCTGAAAAGGAGAATAAAATGGTTAACGGTATTAACGGAAACTACACTTACACAAGCGGTTCATTGGATAAAATTTTCAATGATCCATTTTTTATTGGGTTTGATACATTAGCAAGCAGATTAATGTCAGCCCACACTAACACTAATGGATTTCCTCCATATAATGTTCGCAAATTAGATGAAGATACATTTGTGGTAGAACTTGCAGTAGCAGGATATAACAAAGAATCATTATCAATTACAGAGCATGACGGCACACTTGAAATTAAGGGTGAGCGTCCAGAAGATGCTGAAGAATATGTACATAAGGGAATTGCTGGTAGAAAATTTACTCGCAGTTTTGCACTTGGGGAATATGTACATGTTGATAATGCTGACCTTAAGGATGGAATGCTTTACGTTATTGTAAAGCGTGATCTTCCTGAAGAGAAAAAGCCAAAGCAAATTGACATCAAGTAGCCAATAGGCTATAATAGTATTAGAGGCGAGACAATTAATAGCATTGCTATCTATTTGTAACTCTCTATCCTCCTGAGCATGAGGATAAACTGCTCATATAATATTAGGAGATAATAATGGCAGCAAAAGGAACACTAGAGGCAATCATTGAAATTGCTAAAGCAGAAATTGGAACTATTGAAGGTCCAAAAGATAATGAAACAAAGTATGGTAAATGGACAGGTGCAAACTTTCTTCCATGGTGTCAGTCATTTGTTTCTTGGTGTGCATTTACTGCGGGGGTTAAGGATTTTCCTAAGACCGCTGCAACAGTAGCAGCATCAGATTGGTTTAAAAATAAAGATCGTTGGGCAGATGCTCGCAATGATGATCCTACTCCAGGAGACTGGATTTATTTTGATTTTCCAGATGACGGTGTAAATCGTATTTCGCATGTTGGTCTTTGCATTAAAAATAATGGTGATGGAACAATTCAGGTTATTGAAGGAAACACTTCAGGAACTGCAAAGGGAGATCAACGAAATGGTGGAATGTGCGTAGAAAAAACTCGTGCATATGTAAAGAATAATAAGCCAAAGTTAGTTAATGCAATTGTTGGTTGGGGTCGCCCAGTTTATTCTGGTGAAGAAAATTTACCACTACTCTCAAAAGTTAGTTCATCAGATGCTCCAGTAAAGACTACAGCACTTCCTGTTGCACCAATAGGTACTAAACCAGCAGCACCGCAATTTAAACCTTTTAAGGTTGGAGCAAAAGGTTCTTCTGTTAAGAAAGTTCAAGAAGCATTGGGTCTAAAGGCTGATGGATCATTTGGTTCAGGAACAGAAAAAGCAGTAAAAGATTTTCAAAGTAAGGCAAAACTTCCAGTAAATGGAATTGTAGATCTAAAAACATATAAGGCTATTTTGAAGTAATGCCAAAGTATGACTATCAATGTGGTGTGTGCTCTATCTCTATTGAATTTGAAAGAGGATTTGGTGAAGATAGAGAACCATCATGTTGCAATCAAATAATGACAAGACAATGGTCAGCGCCAGCAGGAGTAATCTTCAATGGTAAAGGCTTTTACTCAACTGATAACAGAAAGTAGCAGTATAATATGAATATGATTGCAGAAGAGCAAAAGGTTTGGCTATTAGATGCAACAGATAGATGTGATAGGTGTCAAGCACAGGCATATATTAAGGTAATTGGCAAATCAGGAGAACTTTTATTTTGCTCTCATCATTACAATAAAGTTATGGACAATGCAGTTGGATATGACAAAATGATGAAGTTTATGGTTGAAGTTATTGATGAAAGATCAAGATTAGAGGAATAATGATTATTCAAATTATAGGTTTGCCTGGATCTGGCAAAACAGAATTAGCAAAAGCATTAAAAGAACGCATTAATGCAGTTCATCTTAATGCAGATGAAGTTCGTGCAACAGTAAATTCTGATTTAGGCTTTACACCTGAAGATAGAATTGAACAGGCAAGAAGAATGGGGGAGATGGCTCGCCTTATTGCAAAACAGGGAGTTGCTCCAGTCATAGTTGACTTTGTTTGTCCTACAGAATTAACTCGTGCAGCATTTGGAAAACCAGATATTCTTGTTTGGATGAGAACAATTAAAGAAAGTCGTTTTGAAGATACAAATAAGATGTTTGAAGAACCAACTCAATACGATATATCATTTCCAAGT